ATACCCATACACCATATACGTTTGTGACGTATATGGTAACCAATGTATTTTAGTTGCAACGATATATAGTAACGTACCCCCAACTAACACAATCCCTTTACCTTTTCAGTTCAATTCTGCCCCAGCGGTTGGATTAAAATTAATTGCCGGAAATGGGTGTGAACATTTTGAAATACTATATTGTGAAAAACAAGAATGTTGCCTATTGTTACAAGACAATACTTGTTTCCTACTTCAAGACAATAGCTTGTTATTATTACAAGGTTGTTAAAAAAAAAATGGGGGTTAAAAAACCCCCAATCATATCTACCAAATTTCTTGTTGTTTTAAGTAACCCAGGACACAACAATAAGCATCCGTTTGGTCAAAATTTTCCTTTTTTAATGTATTGTTTTTGGTATATTGCCATTGAATTTGTGGTTCAAGTTTTGCAACTTTTTCCCATATGATCATCTTCTTATCAATATCTTTTGGTAAACCACCAAATAATACAAATTTACCTTTATCGTTTTCTCTAACAAGTTCCGGGAAGGCGAACTTCCTTGAATTATACGTTGAAATAAATTCAGGAACAATTCCTAATATATCATATATCACTTTACAAATAAAACTATTAAAACGTAATAAGGTTTGAACAGTATAAACATTATTAGAGTTAAGTAATGGTTCTTCAATGATAATCTTAACGATTCCTAGATCTTTATAATCTTTTAACTTAGCCTTAAAAACTTCCGCTTTTAATAATAATTCTTCAATTTTTGATATATCATCCTTTTTAAGTTTAACTTTTGGTGACACGTGTGTTAATTCCAATAGTTGTCTATTTTGGATATCAAAAAGTGCCCATCCGATTGTTGCCGTTGACACATCAAGACCCAATACTTTAGGTGTTTGTTTTAATTCTTTTACCATAATTATATATCGTACTTAACCACAAATTGTTGAATTCCTTGTCGTAAGACAGGTGATTGTAGTTTTGATACAATCATAAGTTCCTTATTAGAATTATAAAGGCCAATTTCTGTAATGTATGAAGATTTTCCTTGTGAATGACCAGGATTAGATGTTTTTTGGAAGTTATAGGCCCCCAAATTTATCTTATACACCATTTCATAAATGGTCGCTTGTATATCCGATTCCAAAACCCCATAAAAATAATATTCATCACCAAATGTTAAAGATGTACCAGTATAGTTACTAGGAGTTAAATCAATATAGTCCCCCAAATCATAAAGTGACGCTGCGTCATACAAATCTTTAGTGATAATAAATGTTGTATTTATTAAATCATTTTCTTGTATAAACCCATTAGATGTTGTCCCGCTCATTGCATCGGTCAAGTCAATTATTCTCCAATCATCTGGTTCAGGTTTAGATCCCGCATTAACAACTTGTACCAAAACTTCAAACGTATCGGCGTAAAACCCTTCAATCATATCACAATCTAATGTACCACCAGATATATGATTTAAACAACCAAATTCCCCACCAAAACGAATCGATACGTCTTGTGGTCCGAAATCCGTACAATTAGTATTTGGTCCTTGTACTTTAACGTAATAATTGGAATGTAATGAATTTGTAAATGTTGTTGAATTCCCTAACCTATATGTAACATAAACATATTGTGTATTACCAGTTAATAACCCTTCGCCCGTACTTGTTGATACACCACAAGCATTTGGGGTTATCAAGGATAACTTCGGTGCCGGTAATGTCCAGTTACGGTTTGATTTATATGACAACGTAGCAATTAATTCTTCATCATCAATAATCACCAAATGTTGATCTGGAAATACTTTACCAACTCTACTAGGTAACCCATTACTATTAGGATTGGTATCCCATAAATGGAAATAACGCATTCCAGGGTCATTCATATCCGAATTCTTTTTTGACTTAATATATTCCACTTGAAATAAATTAAAATCTTCAAAACCTGGGGGATCAATCCAAAATGTTTGTCCTAAACAACATTCAGGGTTTTTATGCCACATAAGCCATGGTAAATGTAGTTTGAAATTCCTACCTTCACCAGTCGTGTTAATTGTCGCTGTCGGATCGTGTGGTTCGGTAGCAAACTTCTCGCCATACATGAAACTAATCGAGTTATTGGTATAATGAATAATCGCAATAGCTTTTTGTTCCTCCGGTGTAACAACAACTTCTTCATCAAAAGAATTATAATAATACACCTTATCCGTATCTGTTTGACCACTGGAAGATTGATATCCCAAGTATTCTTTTGTTCCCAAATATTTAGCTGAACTAAAATCGGTATATGACTTATATTGGGTTGGATTCATCCCCGCCAAATTTTCAGACCATGAAATATTCATGTTCCAAACATTAACATTCACTTCATCAATACCACATAAAGATTCATAATTAATAACATTATCATTCCAATGCGAAGATGGTGTTACCGAATCATATATTTCTGTCATTGTTGGTGGATAAATTAAAACCCTTGCCGTACAACTACCAGAAAATAATGAAAAATCCGGAACTTCACGATCCAATGTTATTATGTTATTTAAACATACCTCAATAATTCTATAGGTTAATATCGGATAACAACTATAAATTCCCATAACACACGAAGTGTCCCCACTCAATCCACATGGGTCTAGTATTATTGGTTCATCACAAACACATTCGTTCGTATCTTTACCATCAAAATAAATTGTAACAATATCCCCAACTTGATATTCTCTAACCGGTAATACCGTACATTCATCGGCAATTAACGTGATTTTAGTACCACCACTTAAAGATGATATATCAATAATATAGTTACTATTAATACTATAATCACCACTTGTATACGCACTCCATGTTGTAACATCCCCACTTGTTGAACCCGTGAAAAATCCTCTAGGTGCTGCAGTATTAAAGATTGGGTTAACCACCGAATCCATAAATGGGATACCATAGGTATTTCCAGTTACGCCATGTACATAATATGGATATTTTATATTATGTTTGTTTGATTGGGGTGAACCAGTGGTGTTGTGTGCGTTAAACGATGAATTTAACACCATTGTATTCGTTTGATTGTAACTCGTGGGTAGTGTATCATACGACACGTCACTATCCCCAATTTGGAAATAAGATATGTTGAAGTTCCCTTGTGATAAACGTTGTCTACCTACATCCGTTAATTTAGTGTTAACTAAAGCACTTGTATTTTTTAATATATAACTCATTTTATAATTTTTTTAATATTCTAACCTCTATTATAAGTATAATACCAACCTATAACCACATTACAACAATCACAACCTTCAATACGTACATTAGTTATCGTTGGTGTTAACATAGTATCCGAAACACAACATATATCTGTAACCCCAATAAACGTTGACTTGGTATCGTTTGATAAATGTTGATTAATAAATGGTCTATAACTACAATTTGGTGTAATAATATCCGACGCTACTAATTTATATGTTTCCCCACTACTTAAAGATAAGTTATTCCAAACTTTATTAGTTGTAGTAGTATACATTAATAAATAATCACACCTACTAGCAGGATTAGGTGTTGTTGTGTTAGAAATTGTCGTATTTGTTTCAGGAATTATAGTTGTTGATACTGGTTTTGTTAAACTATATGCTAAATTATTTGTTGCACTACCACTATATGGTGTTCTTGTAAATTCATCACTTAACGTTAAATCAAACGTAATTGTTACACCTGGAGGTAATGGTGGGTTTACATTTATATTATAGGTTAAAGTATATGATGTTTCACTTTGATTTGTGGTTATATCCGCTTGTAAAGTATATGTGATCGTCGGTATAACAGCATTAAGTGTTACCGAATCCCGATATATGTTACCTAAATTATCTTTAACCGCTAATGGATAGACACCTCCACATAAATTAGTGAACACCGGACTATTAAACCAATTCAACCCATTATTTATTGAATATTGAAATGGTGTATCTGGACCCGTTGCCTGAATGATAATACCCCCATCACATGTACATGTTGGATTCGTCGCAGTAAACTTAAAACTTGTCACCGGTCTAGGTATACACACCCCTTGATTTACTGACACAGTACCAAAACCACCCAATAACTGCCACCCATTAAGTGGTGGATAGGATGGGTCTGGTGAAATAATATTCATTGTTGAACCAGATAATTTCCAGGACGTTATTGTTTGATCCCAATATAACTTATAAACCGAATCTTGTGATATCCATGATTGATAACCCAAATATAACCCATTAGGATTAAATGTTATTTGGGTGAATGTTGTAAATGATTCAATAACTCTAGATATATTCATACACAACGTATAAGTTGGTTGTGGAGTAGTTGTTGTCGTAGTTGTCGTTGTAGTAGGTTGTGGTTGCGTTAAAACACATGTTGTATTTATTATGAAATCCCCATAATAATCCGTAACAGACGCACTATATTCACCACCCATTAAGTTGTGACGACTATTTGTTAAATTTCCATTATCCCATAAAATAGAATACGGTGGTGTCCCCCCAGAAATTATTAACGTAGCTGAACCATCCGAAGATGTCGGTGTGGTTGGATTAACAACACTACACTGCACATCCATAGGATACAATACTTTAACTTCGCATTCGTTAATATTGGGCATACTTGTTTTTATTTATAAATAATCAAAAAGTCGTTTTTTTAACTAGGTTAACCATAACTTCAACATATTTTTTAGTTGCACTATGATTTTCAACGTAGTTAAAATAAGATAAGTCTTCTCGTAGTTTATCTAAAGGGTTCACCATAATGAAATCACCTTTATAAAATTTCGTGTTTCTTAAATTTTCCGTTATTCCCGCCATATGTAAAATGGGGTGTTTTTCATACATTGAAGTAGTATCTGTGGCCCAAGAAAAAGATAAATCATGATGTATCTTGGTTTGTTTACCTACCCTCCATAAATTCCATAATACCGACCACATTTCAGCCGTCCAGAATTGTATTTCACCTGGTGATATGGGAAATCGTTTTTGATAATCTAACATCTGGTTATATAATGGAACACAATCTTCATAAATTTTATTCCATAATATATGATCCGTATCTTTTATAATATATTGACCACCACCAGAATTTAATTGATTATCTTTAATTAGTGTAACATCAATACCCACAACATCCACCATTTCCTGTAATAATTGTCCTTTTTGTGACGAGGGGTGGTGTAACTCGTATCTTTTACAACAATCCATTATATAATCATATCCAATGTACCCAATTGTGTCAGATACATATAAAATATCATCTTGTAATAATGTGTTATAATCTGGAAGTTCTCTAAAGATAATATCCGCATCATGTAAAAAAAACACCTTCCCATAAGAAGGATTTTCCTCCAACCATTTTGAAATTAAATAAGGTTTAATACTAGGAATATAATATTTCTTGGATCTAGTGTCTTCGTAATGATGAACATTCACACCAAATTCCTTTAACCTTAAGGATGATTCGGAAGGTTTGGTATTCGGATTTATTGAAAATACAACATGTATATTTTTTGGGTTAATACCCTTCTCAATAAAGTTGTGAATATAAACCTCCGCTTGCCAATGAAAATATGGTACATCTGGTTGTGCTGTCACATATAACAAATCTTGATACATATTTTTTATTAAAAATATATCAAGACTATAAAATTATTAAATAGGTAATAGAATTTTTCTTAAAAAACTTGATATTCTGAAAATATTGAAAAATCAAGATTACCATCACCATCTAATGCGTCGGTGATATTACCATGTACTTTAATCATAAAATTCTTAAGTCCACACATGACTTCCTTCATCGCATTATCGTATTTTTTAACCTTATATTCCAAATCATGATTTTCAAAACTAGTACCATAATTAGTAGTTACTGTAATACCAGAAGGTATAATATCAAACACTGTCGTAGTACTCCCAGTTAAACAATCACCATATGTATTATTAACAAGATAATCCAAATATTCATCATATGTACCACCCCAAATGGAGGGGTCGATACCTTCATCAGAAAATGGATGGTCTGAAATAGTTAATTCATTCCAATTTAATTCAACACCATAGTCATAATAATACCTACTTAATTTATAGGTTTTCTCCAGTTCTAAACTAGAATTAAACCACTCCACAATTTTATATTGAAGTTCAATATACGTTTCCTTGAAGGAGGGGGTACAACCAGAATCAACCAATGGTCCAGTAATATACCCCTCATCAACTGCAGTTGGTTTAGAATCAATGGCTAAAAACCATTCATTTAACGCTTTAAGAAACGCTTCCCTTGTTGTTCTATAAGTTGCGAATTTGTCCCCCATAAAAAACCCTGGTCCCGCCCCACAACCAACGATTTTATCGGTCGCACCATATTCATACCAACTAGTATTTCCACTATTAAGTGCATTAGGTGTGTAATAATCATACAAATCAAAAAAATACATAAAAGTTCGTTTTTAATAATAATAATCTTAAAATAATAATTGTGAACCAATTGTTAGTCACAATTAAAATCACTCCAAGATTCTCGTTGGCCAGGACAGAATGTTGACGTAGTTTCACAATCAATAACATTTTCATACATACATGGTAAAGTAGACCCACTTGTTTCAATCATTCTTCGACCAGTAACCGGAAGTGCATTTTGTAAAGGCCACTTCTTAAATGGATGTAACAATAAATAATTACCAGCCCATACAAGTGGTTTTGTCGCCAATAGTAAATTCCTTACCGCTACCCAAACATTATTTTCATATTGTCTTCTAGGACCAGTTATAGTATCCTCGATTTGTAACGCTAATGTTGTTGACCATGACGACGTATTAGGATTCCAAGCATAAGTAACGTTAGTTGAGCTTGTCGTATAAGGACCAACCATTATCACGTCACCAGCTTGTCCAACTAGTGGCAATTGCGAAACATCTGAAATTGATTTAACGTACCTAACATTATTTGTATACCCAGAAAATATTTCATTTAAAGATTGGGTATATCCCGTATTGTCATACCAACCAGCATTTAAGTACGCTTTATATGGTATATAAACCTTTATCTTTTTAGGCACACCTCTAACATAGAAATTCCATGGCCAGGAAGTTGTTTGACCATAAAGTGGTGATGTCGGATCCATCATTTTGGTCAATAACTCCGTATTTGGTTGAATTGATGATAATTCAGACGGACAATAACCGATTCTAGACTTAAGACCATAACTATTTGTTGACAACAACCATTCACTTCGTTGTTCTCTATAATCAGTGTGATAATCAAACACTTCATACCCACCTAAATTAAAATCCGGATATAGTTCGTTAAAATCACAAGTCGCACATTGTCTAGCATACCATGAATCAATTTCAGATGGTGTTGGACTAACCCTAGGATCATCCATAAAATCAAACTGACCAAACGTAGTAACGCCTGTAACACAATTATTATTGTTACAAGGAATATAATCCGAAAACGTATCCCCATCCAAACAATTCATTAAGTTTTTTAACAAACACATTTGTTCATACATCGCGTCTTGATACGCATTGAATTGTTGTTGTGTTAAATCAACCATATTATTGTCCTCAGCATTCGCCCAAAACTCAATAATTCGAGTGTCCGCGGTTAAACTAGTAAATAAATCATCTTTTATTTGGTCACAACGTTCACAAACGGAAGGATCTTTATACGCCGTTGTCGCTAAATACCAATTATCTAGAGAGTTCAATATCGCATCTTTAGTTGCGTCAAAAGTCGATTTAACGTCATTCCAATCCCCATATAATGAAAAATCAACCGAGTTCACACCTATAAACCCAGATGTACAATAATCTTCTAAATCGTAAAAATACATATTTAATAATTTTTATATTTTTTTATGTGCCACACTGGTAGATAAAAACCCGAATACAAATAAGGAAGTATCGCTAACGCAACTTGATTTGTGTGTTTCAACACTGCATCCCTCTGTTGCCTAAATGTTGTAAACAAATCGACAATCTTATCGCCAATACAATCTGACACTCCGAGTAGCTCCCAATTATTAGTTATTGGTGACCAATAAAAGTCTCTTCCTAAAGAATCCCTAGTTTGAATTAAATCACCAGCAATACCAGTTGGCGCTTCCGATATATCATTAACCATAGGTAGAAAAACAAATTGTTCAACACCAGGGAAAATATCATTCAACGATTGACCGCTACAAACTACTTCAAACCATTCAGGATATTCAGAATTGTTCCTCCAGTTTTTTAGGTTAACATTTTTAAACCCAACTTTACGCATGATTGTTCCGTTATCCGGATTGGTTAAATATTTTTCGTAAAATGATAAATTCATTAAATCACTATCTGCAGCACCAGCGTATTTATCAATTAGATTCTGGTTAAGAGCATTATTATACGCATTTCTAACCGCTCGCCACTCCTCTTCCTTATCATATAGTGACTCACAAACATAATTTTCTATTTCTTCACAAGTCGGATGTAAACGTTTATCATCTAAAAAATCAATACCAACCATTGGAAATGGGATATTAAGACTATTCACATCACAAAAACCATCTAATTCACAAACACTATCCTCGTACCCACATGTTACTCCACAACTAACACAAGAAATATCATAATGAATCACCATGTTAACCAACACTTGCACATCATTATATGATATTTCAGACTCACAATCCGTTTTAATTGTTATCTTGTTGTTAGGTAAATCTAAAATAACGTTAGTTATACCTGAATAAGTTAAAATTAAGTCCTTAATTGTATTAGCCCATAATTGATCACTAGGATATTCAGTTAATGTAGTTCCAGTATAAAAAGTAGTACTAGCGGATACCCCACTAATTATAACATTAGCTTCAAAAATAGCTTCATTTAATATACAATTTGCATCACCACTAATTAAGTCATAATACCCCTCCACTAACATCTGTAAAGCACCCTTTTTACCTAAAATCCCACTATTTTCAAAAGTATTATCACAAACATTAAATACTTGATATGTTGATAAAGAATTTGTTCCAGTTAATGTTATTGATTTTTGTTTATAACATCCCGTATCATCGATCACTTTTAAGGTATAAGTACCAGCACTTAAATTGGTTACGGTTGCACCAGTTTGCCCATTAACATTTGGACTCCATTGATATGTAAAGGTTGGTTCACCATCTGTAATAAACGCACTAATCGACCCATTCCCACAACTACTATTTTCAGATATTAATATAAAATCCACCGGTGTTGAAGATGGAACATAAACAGTTCCCTTAAATCTACATCCGTCACTAGTATCGGTGATTGTATACGTATAATCATCACTAGCTAAGTTGTTATACATTAAAGTAGTTAATGGTGATACAAACGTCGATTGACCTTCAAAATCATATTCATAAGGACCAGTACCTCCGGAAATAACAAATTCAACATATCCATTATTATTCCCACAAGTTGTTCCCGTAATATTCGTTTCAACTTCAAAACTATATTCATTCTCAATAACAACTTCTTGTGTTACATTACAATCCCCACCAACAATAGTTAATTGATAAGTACCCGCCAATAAATTAGTGAAATTCCAACTAGAATTAGTGGTTGTTTGTGTTAGCACACCCCCATGATCATTTTCTAACGTATACACATAATTAAGACTACCACCATTCAGCACAATATTGATACTACCCCCATTATTAAAACAAGTCGCATTTGTTTTAGATATTGAAGTAATAGAAAAACCATTTGGTGTTATTAAATTAGTATTTGTGGTAAATGTACATAAAGCCGCGTCAGTTACAGCAATTGAAAAGAGTCCTGCTGCCAAATTATTGAATGTATGGGTTTTGGAAAATGATATTTCCACGCTACCATTAGAACCTGAATAATAATACGGAGCCGTTCCCCCAACAATCACAATGGTAATACTACCATCATTGCTCATACAACTTGGTGGCGAAGAAAAAATCGACCCTAGAGCCACGTCTGGAACTGTTGAAATAAACCCAGTTTTTGATACCGCACACCCAGTTGAATCCGTCACGGTTACCGAATATGAACCAGGGGTTAACCCAGTTATATTGTCTGTTATTTCCTCGTTTGACCAAGAATAAGAATATGGTGGGTTACCAGTTAGACCAGTAACGAAAATTTTACCCATTCCATCACTAGAACAACCTGAATCATTTACAATATATAAACCATAATCAACGGTTGTTGATGATTTTATTATACATGTTTCACTTTTAGCAATACATCCACCACCATCATTCACCATCACGTAATACGTTGAGGCGGATAAACTAGTAAAAGTATATTGACTAGTAGAGGTACTGGCCGAACTTAAAAACCCATTTATATTGTCATACAGACTAAACGTATTGTTAGCGTTAGAATTAGTCATTCCAACGGTTAAAGATCCGTTATTATTCCCACAAACGGTATCTGTATGTTCGATAACACTAACACAAGTACCACTAGATACTAACGCTCTAACTAATAATTGATTATTGGTTGGTGTACAAGTATCTTGAATATAAAACGAATAATTTCCAGCCGGAAGATCGGTTCTAGTATACCCACTAACCGATTCCCCCAATATAATAACATCCGTAAAAGGTGATACCCAGGTTATTATATAATCGGACGGAGTAATATCACCATATATATCAACATGGATAGCTCCGGAACTTGTTGATAAACAATCCCCTGAAACCGATAAAATATATGACAAATTACACGCCATTAATTACATAAAATTTCAAAATTTATTCCAACATTAATACTAATATTAACACCCGTATCATCCATCGAACAAATGGTATTGTATATATTAACATTGTCACCTTCGGTTAAATAATAGTCATAACCATAGATTTCTAAAGTGTCCAATGAATTCATTAACGCAATCTTCCAGTCATTATTTGTTGGTGAACTTAAAGATGGGTTACTATATCCTATACCGGTGAAAAATTCATCCGTAACAATATTAACCCCATCGATCCGAATATCAACAAACCATTTAGTGACTAACGCGTTTAGATTATAATCCGATAAAGTTTTACCTTGACTTGTTAAATATTGTGTTAACGTGTATCCTAACATACCCCCAAAATTGTTTACAGAAGGAACATTATCCCATGGGAAAACTGGACACTCAACATCTTGAATTGGACAATCATATGTATAGATATTTGCCGTTAATTCACAAGGTAAACATTGAACTGGCACAATTTGACAACCTCCTTGTCTTCTCCACGCAAATTTTTGACGATGAAAAACAGTGTTTTCGTATCTAACACCAGTATTCCATAAAGTTGACGCTGGAAACATTTGTTCTACTAATCTAACCCAATAACTACCCATACCATCAATATATTCCATCATATTTTGATAGTTGAAGTTATTGTTTTGAATTCCCACCAAATTTTCAGATTCAACATATTTCCAGAAGATGGATATCAATGTTGGATAACTCCCACTATTACCACCAGAAATAAATTGACGACTACGCACATTAATCATGTTTTTCCAAAATGATTGTGCGAACTCAAAAAATGTATTATTTTTAGGTTGTGGATTAATTTCTGTCCAATCAACACCACCACGACTAGGATACTCTATTGTAAAAGGACCATTACCATAACGAATTGTCTGAGGATCATTCCCCTTTAACCCGTCGTTTGGTATTGGATAATTATATTGCCTGGACATATGCCAAATATCATATAAAATACCTTGACCAGGATTCAAAAATAAATCAATATTTTTTACGTTTAACACAAGGCGATCATCTTCCACAAAATATTTTGCGTTGTAACCAGCATCAATGTTTTTACGTAAATTAACTTCACCAACCCCCCAACTTTTATTATTATCAACCATTTTAGTTAACCTAAAACCAAGATCGGTATATGGTAAACTTCTATATTTGTTTAGATAATCTTCTCCATATACATAAGGTTTAAGTGTTGTTTGATACGTTGGATTTTGACCGGTAAATACCGTATTGGTTAAGTCCACCATTTCATTGGCACGATGGGAAGGTGTTTGTTCAAACCATCCACTACCCATTTCAAAAAAGTAGTCGTCACTAGCCGTCGGCATTTGTGGATAACCATATTCATCCATCGGATATTCATCAATACTTATATTTACATCGGAATATATCGATTGTGTCGTAAACCCAGTATAAGTTTGACCAAAAATATTAAATGTATAACTAGAATCATAAACCGGCAATTCTTGTAGATATGTTCCACCTGAAATACTCGCAAATTGCGTGTTGAATTCATCCATGTTTATTTTTTGATCTGCTAAATACACATATTCATTGAAGTCAACCAACGCTTCTGGAGCACCAATTAACTTCATTAATATTTCAACAGATTTTCTAGTACCTTTTGACTTAAATAAGTAAGCTGAATTTAATACAATATTTCTATAAAATTGATAATTTAATTCATCCGGAGTTTTTGTTGTGTTCTGTCCCGGAAAAACAGATTTTTCTTGATTTTTTTGACCAAAAACTGAACTTAATAGTTCATCATTTGTTATTGGACTCATTTTAATATCCCAACCCAATGTTTGGGCCAAATTCTTTAATAATTGTGAAGGAATATCGTTACCAACATTATAGTTAACCGAATTCATGTACGCCAATGCATCAATAAATTTCTTAACTTGATCGAAATTTCGACCATATAACTGTAACACCTTCTGTACTTTTTGTCCCGTAGTATCAAACTCGTTAAACGCACCGGTAGTTAAAAACCTAGACACTAAATTGGTCTTATATTCGTCAAAATTTTGACTAATAGCGTTTAGTTCAGTTAAATACGTGTTAAAAGTACTAGAAATAATATCTAAATTCCATAAACCCAATATTGGCCATGTTAATTGCGTATTTTTGGTATAATAATCACCATTATCATTCATTTTAGGTATACTAAACACCGCAGTATATTTTGGTGATATATCCCTATTTAATAAAAATTTCTCAACTTCATCAAAAACTTCATTATACACCTTATTAACCTCGTAGTCATTTGGTCGGATAATAAAATTCGCTGAAGTAGTGTTTTGACCATTAAATGGATTCCCGGTAACATAAATAGTTAAATACCCCTGGGTTAAATATTCTGAAGGAATTATTCGTACCAACGAATAACCCATATCATCGATATATAATGAATAACTAGTAGTTCCGGTAGTTAAATTCCTCAATGGTGATACCTGCACTTCCCTTAACGATAAGTTACGACTAGCATTAACACTAAAATCAATATCAAACGGATTTTTAATACGACTCAATGGTAAATCAAACTTCGTTTGATCCGCTATTTCATTATACTCAATATTAATAGCCGTATTACCACTAACAAAATCATTACCATATGTTAACGATTCAAGTGCCGCCGGGAAATTATTAATGATGTTTTCAATCGAAGATGATATTCTTTTAACCATCGACCCATATAACGTAAAATTAGTTATCTGGGATAAATCAAAATTAGGATATACTTTATAATTATTCTCAAAAATAGCTTTACCTTGATTAACATCATCCATACCCATATCATCCAAATTGATAGGATTGGAAAAAACCCCAGTCGTAAATTCACGATTGGTTTTTTCAGTAATCGAATTCGTAAACTCAAAATTACCTTGTGTTAATCCACCCCCCTGAACCAATTGAAATCCAACCAGGTTGTCGGAAAAAGTTCCACTACCTGACGCGGTTTGAGGAGGACAAGTATATTTTTTAGCCATTATTCCGTAATATTTGTGAAGTTTTTACTAAAATCAATGTTATTACCTCTATCTTGACGTACTTCATATAACAAGTTGTTAAATTGATCACGAATTTCATAAAGGTTATATTGTTTGTAAATATTATTATCTTTATCGTAAATAGTATAAACACCATCATCCATAGATTTCGTTTGGTTACCATACAATGCAATTGCCAACGTTGAAATATCATGTTCAACCATTTCAATATCCACAGTTATTGGATTAAAGAATGTATTTGTTATAATAATATTTTGATCTGGTTGACCGATATATGGTGTAGACAACGGATTATTCGTTGGTGATGATGATGGTGATAGTGTGCAAAATATTAAATTCGTATTAGTTTGAGTATATCTATAACGTATCGCTTTTTGAGACGTATTCGTTAAATTCTGTACAACTGGTTCACAAAAAAATGATGTTGTTATCATTCTGAAAAAATTAGGTATTTTCGTACCATCCGAATTAAGATATTCAATACGAAAACCAACAAGTCCTTGATTAACAAACTTATTTCTATATTCTGAAGGAACATTCGTTAAATCAATAACAATACCCTTAACGTTTGGAAGTGCGGATAAAACACCACAATCCAAAATTTTTGTCCTAATTTGTGCAGGTCTAATCATTAAGGTATATATACCCAATTTATTAAATTCATCTGCTGGTAATTTTAAGTTATACAACCCACCTAAAATTTCAACATTTGCGTTACCTCCCGTGTTAGCATTGTTAAAATATGGACGTAATATCGATTTCGCATCCAATTTTTTAAGTACGAAATTATCGGTATCATCCCTAGATGGTGTATAATTCATGATTATTTCAACATCTTCAGGGGATACATCCGCACTCCTAACATTACCATAACTTGAAATTGCCATCCTCTATACTTTATTAATAAATATGTTATTTATGATTTTTCTAAACTTTATTAATTTTGAAAAATCCATATCCATACGAGGTTAAGCCACCCATATTAAAAACTTCATTCAATCGTTGGATTGGTTCTAAAGCAGAATATTTACCTCGTTCAATGAATATATCCGATTGAACTTCAGGTTGATCATAAACACCCATTAAGAATTCCTCCTTAACTATCGGTTCACACACCAAATCATTCGCCGTTAAACCAGATGAATAAACCGCAAACATCGTAGTTCCATCTGGATAATCATAATAATCAATTTCATTAATTGTATAGCCAGTATATGTATTGTTAACATCCGGTCCCCAAAAAGTCCCAACCACACCAGTTGACCCTGTAACCGGTTCACCCAACTTAAATTTACCACCATATAATAAAGACTTATTACCATAAACCGATAAGTCATTCATACTCGAGTTCGTGTACCCAGTAACTAAAAATGGTGTCTGAACATAATTGCTACTAACATGTAGATCAACATCACAATCCGAATCACCACTGAAAATATAAGCATAATCGATTGGAGTCCCAGACCAACCACCCCCAGCAGGATAAAACGTTATTTCACCATTCGGATTATCAATAACAACATTACTATAAGGTACTAAAACCTGTTTCTTAATCATACTGACACCAAATGGACTAGACCCCGATAAAGTTATAGTATATTGACCATTTTGGGGGTATGTATGTTGTTTATAGTCGGGACTAACATTTCCCAATATTTCCGTGGGACTACCATCCCCCCAATCCAAAATAAAATCAAAATTGGTTAAATAATTCTTAAACGCAACATCGGACGTATTATAAACATAATATGTATTGGGAGCAGAAACACTTCCCGAAAATAAAAAATTAGTAACAACATCCTTCTGAACTACCGCACCATCAAAAACAGAATAATACCCCATATCCGTATAATTTTCAGTTATTAAAATCGGTATGGTTAAACCAGTTAATAGTGAACTACCATTTGTTCCACCAGACAATATCGTTGAAAATGGTGGTTGATAATCACTAACCCCATTAGGAAAAACAGTTTGACCCGTTAAAATAATATCACAACATTCTTCATAGGAATATTCATCGTAATACGAATCCCCCGTATACGGAACTTTAAGATATTTCTTCAATATCACTTCCGGTGATATTTTTATTTTATACTTATTAGGCATTAACATATTCAAACCAGTTTATGGGATTTCCCTCCCCAATTCTATTATTTGTCGCAGTATCATATAAACTATATGTCCTATTGGAATAGTCTAATACAGTTTTAACATAAAATAAATTATTGTTAAACTGAAATTTATTCGGTAACGTAGCTTGAGGTACAGTCATCATCTTAACAAACACCCCCAAACTAGCATCAAAAAATTTAACACCCATATAAAACGTATCAATATCAATAAACGTCTTTTTTCTTAACCAATATATAAAAAACCCTTCTTTATTTTTAAGATAATCCATAATAAAATAAGGTGTGTTAACCATCGATTTGTGTGTTGTCGATCCGCTAATTTCCTCTAATCTACCATTAATAACCGGTAGTATAACCGTGAAATAATTGGTTTGTTGGGATTCATCCATTGTATCATAAAAATCCAATTTATAAAAAGACTTTATAAATGGTTTTTGTTTATACGTCAATTGATTATAATTAAAGACACTACCATAATATGTATTTACCCAGTTATTAACTGTTGAAGCACTAACGGATGTATTACCACTATAAAAATTAAAGGAATATTTTAACTCCGTTTTTTGTTTTTGACTATACTCCTTATGGGCGAATCTAAATACCTCAAAATCATCCGCACTACCAATGATATCTTTAACAACACCTTCTTCGTATTGTGAAATACCATCCTCAACCCCCAAATAATCCCATTGTATTTCAACCGGAATATCCAAAAACTTTTGAGTATCACTCAACCTAAATTTATAACTATTATTATTCACAATTGTCAATTAAAGGTGTTCCCACCAAATTATTATCAATATAATTAGTACCTTCAGGAATTAACCTGAAAATTATATCTCTATAAGGATAATGTACCCCATTGAAAAATGGAAAATTAACACCATTACCCTTTTCATCAATATACCCATATGAATACTTATCCTTCCATCTAAAAACATTTTTAGTGGTTGAATATAAGGCCCAATCTGGTATACCCGCAACATTCTTCTTATCACCCTCCTCAATATAATCCGAAAATTCCCCGATTTTTAAGGAGTGGTGGGAATTATAATAATACCCCAATTGATTTTTTCCAAAAGATGGTCCAGCGGGGTTGCCAATATTAAAATGATAAGGATTAAACGTTATCTTATGATACATCGGAGAAACAACACGTTCCGTCTGGTCATACATATTCCATTCACAATAATCCCCCTCAACAATATCATTAGTAACCACAGGTTTAACATAACTAAAAGGCTTCGTAACCCCAGGTTTAGTATAAGTTAAAATACTTAATGTGGAATCCGAAGCGGTATTAGCAACATTCCACCAGGAACTAGGCACATTATTAACACTAGTGGTCGGTTGAATATTAAACGAATAACCCTTCTTCAATGGACCAGTACCCATTGTCCAACCAAAATAACCCTTCCAAATTATTGTGTAAAATAATTCAGTTATCGGTCTTTTTTGATTGTCAACCAACCCATTAATATTCACATCTTTTTCAAAAGATAAAGAATATACCAAATTATCTTCCTTATAAGACACCACATTCTGTTTGTTGGGAGTATAGGTTGATTTGTTAAATTGTTTTTTCTTATTATAAACTGTTTGTTCAAACGCAATTTTACCTAAAACAAGTTCCGATTCATTGGTTAATATTTTATTACGACGAATATAATACGTTGAAATGGTATCGTCGGGATAATTTATGTCAATAACCCTTTTCATTGTACCAGTAGCCCCAGAACTAAATGTTGTACCAGTAAACCCAGTTTCATGAATATTAAAAATGGTTAACTCTGAATTGTGAAAACCATCCCCTAAAGAAGATACTTCAAAAATATCTTGTCCATCATAATTAAAATTTAATTTTACGTATTCACCAACTTTAAGGCCATGATTCACCAAACACTTAAACGATATTTCACCAGTTAAATTCCGACGAATAATAAATGGAATACCATCCGATACCTTCCAATTAATGGTGGTATTCGTAACCGAATCAACACCTTGCATAGGTTGTTCATAATCATTGTCATATGCGTAACTTAAATAAACACCCCAATTATAGGTGGTAGCACTACGTTGAATAAAATCAACATGTACTTTATTTAATTCATCCGATTGTGTATACCCACTAATTTCAAAATCCGTTCGCATAAAATCAAACTCGTTATTAGATGGAAACCCACTATAAACAATATTAGAACTACCACTACATAGTTTATCAAGTAAACTAGTGACATTCACAAAATAAAGTGAATTAGCAAATGGGGTGTACTTAGCTTCACCAACATATGAATTCTTAAAGTATAACGCAATCTTCCCAGTTGGTCTAAATATAGTTGACGATTGTCGTTCATCATCATATACCTGTGCCAAATCAATATTAATTGATCGGTTGTACTCAACATTTTCTTTATATGATTGAATAAACGGAATCTTCAAGGATGAATCAACATTTGTTGCTGACTTATACCTTAAAGACCCTAAAACTATCGTACTATCTATACTATTACCCATTAATCTTCAATTTTTTCAAAATCTAACCATACTTGACCAAAACGATCAAAAGCAGTTTTACCTCGTTTTAACCCAAAATAAAAATAAAACGGAGCACCTGTTAATATGGTGTTTAAATCTGGGTTATTCTTATTCCACGATAAAACATTTGGATTATATTCACCCGAACTACCTATAGAATAAATATACCCCTTGAAGTCTTTTGTAACACTTGATTGATTTGTTCTAAAATATCGTGAATCCGATTTTAAACGATCCAATTGTTGATACTTATAACTGAAAAACACATTCCCATCGATTCCCTCAGTAAACCATTCATTTTCATCCTGACCAAAAATAACATTGTTACTACTACTTTTCATTTCCCATTGATAAAATGGCACTTCTTGTGTTTTAACTGGAATTGGTGAATAACATCGATCATCAACAATATTCCCAGTTTCAGAATATAAGTTACGTCTAGGTGTTATATAATCCCTATTTTGAGTGATTGAACTAAAAAATACACCAATCACACTATCGTCATTTGGATTGCTATATATTGAAGATCCAACATATTCTTCTTCATCAAAAGGAACAATTCCAAACTCCGAATTAATCGCGTTCATTTGTGCGAAATCACCATCGATAAAATTATTGTCCCGACTAAAATATGTACTAATATTAGAACTAGAAATATTATTCAAAAAACCTGAACTAGTTATTCTATTTAATATAAATAAATTCAATAAATCTGAAGTATCACTAAAAGTAGTTGGTTCTAATTTATTTACAATATACCCGTCAAACGTATCATCCATCGCAACTTCTTGCGTAAATACGTCCCTAGGACCCAAATCCATAATAGTTGTTGGATAGTTTAATAAATTTTTATTACCGGCATAATTTTTAGAAATTGGTTGGCCAACAAATTTACCATCATCGGTATAAGGTGCCGAACGATAATAAAAATTATTAGTATTCGTATCCAAATAAATTAAATTAGTTGGGTATAAACTAGTAGGTTTATTATTACTATCAAACCTACGAACATTCGCAAAAGGAAACGCAAATAATGTACCATTCACCCAATTGTTAGAAAAAACGTGGGAAAACACATTTTGACAAGCGGCAAAATTTATCAACATTCTCGTCCTCCATTCATTTATCGACTGAAAATCCCTAACAATACTTAAAAATGGTATTGATACTAAAACATAACACCCCTTCTCCATAACTGGTTTATTCATCACAGTTTTACATTCCAAACGATCCTTACCTTCTTTAAGCCTAAACAAATACGTACCTTTTGTTGGGTCATAAACGGATTCATAACAGCTTAATGGTAATAACTCCCCACATTGTAAGGTTTTTAACACACCAGGTAATTCACCATCACCATTAGTTCCAACACCCGAAGACACTGTAGCCTCGGTAGACCCACCAGTATCATCCAAAATAAATACCTCAAACCCAACATTCGCATGTAAAGGTCGGTAACTATTGTAACTCGAATTTGGTTGATAATCAAAAGTGGATAATGGTAAACGATCTGAACGCATAACAATATAATTATCATTAACACTAGTTGTTTTATTTATCGTAAAGGTATTCGTGATTTTTGGACAGGTATAATCTGTTTTTACACAAGTAGTACCAGCGCCTTTGCTAGTACATCCACCATTTCGTTGGATAAGCACCCTACTCATTCGTAAATAAGAACCACCCTCAATATGTTCACCAGTATAATAACATGCCTTATTAGGTATCGTATTTGGATAAGTTTCTGAAGGTTGATACCCTTCACTATAACTACCACCAGAACCATATCCATTAATCCATCGGGTAACATATTCGTTCCCACTATGATTTCTAGGAATATTTGTATTTTGAAAACTAACACTATTCGTTGATGCATAATCCGACTCAACTTTACACCCATTACCATCACTTCCACCATTTATTCCAGTGTTAACATCTAAACCTGAATAATACTGGGTTAACGTAGTTGTAAAACCACTCATTTGGTTTCCAGGTAAAAAATTATAAGATTTATAATATAATCGTGAATTAGAATACGAATCAATAGTTTGATTGTCACCAGTATGTTTAACATTTAATGATGTACCTTGAATTGGAATATTTAATTTGTACTGACCACTAACTTTAACATTCCCAAAGGTATTATACCCAAATAATTTACTTAAATCATATTCACACGTTGTTCGACTTGAGTGGGGATCAACACCTCTAACTAAAAACACCACAAATTGTTTGTTATAATCATTATATTGTTTTAATGGATTATAATCTTTATAACGCATTGTATCACAATCTAATCTAGACCCATCTGGTAATTTAAATTTAGGGTCAATACGACTAACCTTTAAGGTGTACATATTATTATCCAAATAACGGGATTTTAATGAATTTTGTAACGAAGAACCACACTTTAATTCAAAATCACCATAAGTCATTCCGGTAACAACTTGAAAATATTCAACATCCAACGGAAACTTTTGATATAACACATCTTCAGTTTTACCAGTTAAATTATACGTAGTAATATTATTCCCAGTACCATCTGGTTTTGCCCATGTAACATCAACTGGTGTTGGTGTGGCACTAAATAAAATTGAACTTCCCGTTATTGAATTAGTTCCATAATCATTTTGAGTGTTCCCAGTTAAATTTATATCCGTCGATTTTTTACTATCTTGGAACGTTACTAAACTACCATTGGTGAAATTATTAGCGACTTCTGGAGTTATAAATAACGCAATAACATTGTCTAAATGGTATGTTGATGGGTCAGGATTTAATGTTGTGTCAAACCTAACTTTAATTTGGTTCACTCCACGACCACCTTCAGCCCCAGCGTTAAACCCACTGTTCGGTACTGTATTATCATAATATTTCGCCTTAACATTAAATAAATTAATACGTTCAGGTAAAGGTAAATCAGTTGAAAAAGTACCCCAATAAATTGTTTTTGGTGTAGCATCTTCATCTTTTGGATCAACCATAATCTGCATAAATTCATTTAATTGTGTCGTACCACCACCACATTCATACGTTTTGGTTGAAAAAGGTTTTGGACCCCCATTTACTGTTGTACTAACACCAGTACCAATATCACCCGAACTAGGAATTGGTTGACCACCAAAAATACCACCCAAAGCAGCGCCTCCAGACGCTTCTTGAGTTGTTGCCGAATAATTCATCGCAACATACAATGGTGTTAATAAAGCAGTACCATTATTATTAGTAGGAACTGAATTCGTTGACCCACCACTATTTGACGTGGTGTTTTGACTTGATTCTAACGACCCCAAATCTTGAGACCCTAATGGTTTACATTCACAAAAATCACAATCAGGAAACGTATAGTTAGGTAGTTTGAAATTCCTGAAATATTTCTTGACTTTATTAATCAAGAAAAATAAACCAACCATTAACAAACTATATGATAAATATTGTCCAGATTTTAACCCAAAAGATATCGCTAATGGAACGTTGGGTGGTGTGGATATTAATGACGAACCCGAAGAAATACCCTCTTGTACTGACAAATAAAGAAATAACCCACTTAATAACAAAACCCATGGACCTAATATTACCGTGACAAGAAACGATAACACGTGTAATAAAGTTACAACATTGAAAATCACCGGATACATCAAAAACATTAATATCCTAAATAACGTAAAAATAATGTTATTATTAAACTGCCCGTCATTGGAAGGGAACTTATTATTCTCCCCTTCACAATCGGTATTCAATATATCTTTAATGGCAATATACCTACGATTATTGGAACTAACCCTAAATTGACTAATTAATTCAGACACCGTATATACCTTATTATACGTGAAATCATAAAACTTGTCTTCACAATTTATTGCCGATTCAATATGTTTCACCCCCGTAGTATAATACGTATCAAACACACTAGTACCAGTATAGCCATAGTCATTCCAATCCAATGAAAACGCATAGGATGTTTTGAAATCCAATAACGCAGCACCACTAGTTGGTTTGTTAGGACTACTAGATAACCCCCAACCATATTCACGAATATTTGGAACCAAAAAATAACCACGTTTAACCGAACCCTCCAATGTTGGAGCTTGATTCCATTTAATCTTAAATCGGTATTTAGCCCTGGTGGGAACACCAACTTGTGGATTAGTTGAAATCGTCCTATTACCAAATTCATCGGTTGTCACATAATCCAAATTCATTGGAAGATCCAATAACCATGTACCATTTTCATCAATAACCTGACCACCATTCGCTAACTCAAAAGCCTCCAATATTGGTCTACCCAAGTTATCAGTATTTATGGTTTGTCTAATTGATTTAATTTCACCAGGACCAGCAATCAACCCACATAACTCGCCCAGTTTTTTACGTACCTTCCCAGTACGTTTAACCAATTGATCATCCGGTGAACTGAATATCGAACCCATGAAAATAGATGTAGGTTTAATATCAATACCAGCCTCTTTTGATAAATCAAAATCCGTCCTGGTAATACCCAACGAACATATATCTGGTTGACCCCAAAATGGCTCAACTTCAATGTTTCTATTAAAAGTTACTAATTGAGGTAACGAATCCAAATTCGTAGATGACTTGAATTTACTGTTATTCACTTGATCCTCGGTCGTTAAACCCATACGAATTAAATCTTGAGGCGTTAACGAAAATTCACCAATATCCGATAAATCAAGATCAATAAATAAGGTTTGTTGACCAACAGGAACTCCAAACAACATAAAGTCACCACTATCATTGGTGGTTGTCGTATATTTATAATACTTGTCAAAAACCTCAATTAAATAAGGTTCCAACAAAATATCACTTTTCTCAAAAAATGTTCCAGTTGGTGTATGATTGGTATGTTGTTGTGTATATGGTAATAGATTATATCTATACCCTTCATCATTAACATCCGATAACGTCTTATAAGGATATAATTCGGAAATAATTGGGTTTAACGCATCTTCTTCCGTCAATGGAATAAATATGGATACTTTAGTATTTGGTATACCAAAACCATTGTTAACACTAACCCTACCAACAACAACCCCATAATCGGAACATTGTCTGGTGTATACTTCACTCTGTAATAATTTTAAGGATAAAATTTCAAGATAATCAAAATCTTGTTCTATATTTACTTTAATTGATGTATCTTTACCTACTGTGGTTCTAATTCTATACGAATTTGACATAATTTACCTTTTTTAATAAATAGCAATCTTGCTATTTTTAATAGTAAGGCATATTTCACCAAAATAAATTATCAATTAAAACTAACCGTAGATAAATTCTTAACTCGAATATTAATATCCTTATTCGGAAACTTTATCTGGTATATCTGGGTTGGTTCCGCAAAAATTGTATCATCAATTAACTCAATTTCTTTAGTTTCATTGTCAACATATCGTTGCGAAGTTTGAGAAGAAGAATATTGTCCCCCAACCTTATTAAACACCTTAATATCGGATATACTAATAACCCCATTTTGAGTTTGAATATCCCTCCTTAAGTCCGAAATAAATACATTTTGTCCCATCTGACGATTTGTAGAATCAAAATACGTTGATATTAAACCAATGATTTGGGATATAACAATTCCCTGGTTTTGACTATTATCCAACACAACATCAACATTAAGACCCAAATTAATAACATTTGCCGATTCAACAGATATATAATCATTCATCATACGATAATTCGATAAATAATTGCTAATATTGTTCATCAATGTATTGGATATGGATTCCGTTAAATTCCCGGATTCATCATATGACAATAACTTAATCTTAATTTTATTATTTTCTTCCGTTATCGAAACCTTCGCCGGAGCCCCAAATTGGGATGGCATTGTTCTTAATATCGAATCATAATCATTGATTGTAACCGCTCTATTTTGTGCGGAAAAATTAAATCCAACCAAATTCCTAACCTCCTCCATTGTAGGAGCACCAGCACCGCCAATGGCCGCCGTTACGTTATTACAACTCAATGAATTTATAACCGTATTGTTAATATTCTCCGATGGCCCATTCACAAAAAAGGATACAGTACCCACTTGCGTTATCACATTAACACCAACATTACTAGGTGTTCCACCACCAACTCTATATTGAATAAACAACGTGGAATTAGGTTTCAACACACTACCCAAGGCAAAATTATTGGAATATTTATTCAAGTCCAACTTAAACCCATTACGAGCAAACTCCCTTAATTGTTCATCGGCAGATTGACTACCACCACCAAAAGTCATCTTCATAAAACCTTGTGGGGTAAATTCAGTAATAAACTTATCATTAGTAGAAATATATTTACCAACCTTAATACCAGGTTTATCCGATACTTTAGTAGGATCTTCAACAAACACTCTATCCTCCGCCAACGCTTTTACTTCGTACCAACGATTGTCAGCACCCAAAAACTCCTGTGCCGAAGGTACATTACTATATTGTGTACCATCCTTCAACAATACACTAGTGATACCCAAAACATTTTGTTCAGGCAAAAACATTTCAAAAAATGGGCGAACATCCGATGGATTAATAACCCGTTTAAACACCTTCGTCGAACCATTAACCACCGTTTCCCTCTTGGTAATAGTATAATTAATCAATGTACCATTAACGTCAAAATTGGGAACTTTTAACCTATTTGGAAACCCTTCCGCGTTTAATGGTGATGAAAAATCAATATCATTAACATTCTCAAAAACTTGTCCAGCACCCAATACTTGTGATCCACGTCGCAATATACCACAATACCTTAAGTCCTCCTTATCCCCAAACGCGGGAACGGTAATAGAAAAATCAACCAACGCAACAGATGGTCTCTGCCCCGGAATCTTAAGACCATAAGTCCTAGCAATATTATAAATGGATGATGGTTGTTGTGCATATTGTAACACCGTTTCCTGAATACTACGATCAATATTAAATTGTAAATTATCCGCAACGGCTGCATTTAAATCCAATAAAACCGAAAATATGGACGCATCATTGAAGTTATCCAATAATTCAGGATAATACGTCCTAGTGAAATTTATTAATTCAGCTCTAATAGATTGAAAATCCCTGGTTGTATATGATATCTTCTTGTTTGCCATTATAATTAAATATTTAATATGATAAAATCACTCGCGTTAAACGCCCCTTCATTAATAGTATAGTCAATACGAACCCTCGCAACATGTTCAAGTTCCCCCAAACCAGAAACATTAACCTCACGGTCTTGTTCACCATTAACATAATTCCCATCAACATCCTCAGATGCCGGTTTAATAGATATGTTCGTTATAGTTATCCCCGGAATATACTCCCCAACAGAATCCCGAATTTCAGACTCAATATCCGAAAAGGTGGGACCATCCATAGGTTCAAACAAATATTCATATAACCTCGTACCAAAATCGGGTAAATAATACCTACTCCCCTTCCTGGTCAAAATTAAATGAATTAAATTGGATCTTATTTCCTCGTTGTTATCCAACGATAAATCCAAATATTTCCCATCAACAGAATCCCGAAACGGAAAATTTATTCCAATAGTATAACCATACGCCATAACCATAAATATATAATTATAACGTTTTTTATAAAGATTAAAAAGTCAAGTCAAGTTTTTTGAACAATAAACTTGTCATACCAACATAAATAAAAAAACCCACCTTGTTTAGGGGTGGGTTAATTAGTTATTTATTTCATTTTAAGATGAACATCCAAAACACTCAAACGGAGAATCCGATGGTTTGGAAGGTGTTATATTAACCGTTGGAGTTTCAGTCTTTTTAACTGGTTGTTTGGTTTTTGAAATATCAATTGCCAAGTGTTTAGCCCCAGTTGAAATAGCTTTAGTCCTAACATAATAACATAAAGTCTTTAACCCCTTTTCCCAAGCATGGAAGTGTGATGATGTTATTTTAGATAATGTTGGATTACCCATATAGATATTCATCGATTGTGATTGGTCAATAAATGGTGCACGATCCGCTGCCATATTAATTAAATCACGTTGAGAAATTTCCCATATGGTTTTATACTTCTGGATTAAATGTTCAATACGTTTAACCTTTTTAGTATAATTCTTATCTTCAGTATCCAAATAGTTATTGAAATTCACATTTTGAATCGATCCTTCATTTAAGATAATTTCATTCTTCAAGTCTTCACTCCAAATTCCCAATTTCTCAAAATCGTTAATTAAATACTTGTTAACAATTAAAATTTCACCACCAACAACACGTCTGTTAAATAACGCAGAGTGTGCTGGCTCGGTCATTTCAAAAGAACCAGTAATTTTTGCCGAACTATTGTGACTAACACAACCATTTTCAGTGATATAATGATGCACTTCATCAACCTCAATATCCCACACTGGTTGAACCCCTTGAACGATAACTAATACCACCTTCATTATTCTTTTTTCAAGATTAACAATTCTATCTGAAACTTCAATATCTTTAACTTTAATCCAGATTTGTTGACCTTCGCGTTCAACTAAAAATTTATGTTCCGAACTACACTTAAAGATTACCCCATCTTCCATTTCAATGTTGTATATTTCAGTATGACCATTGTAATAGATTTTGTTTGATAAATGATACCCATCCATTGTTTTAACTCTTAATGGTTTTTCAAAATTAAACCAAACACCACCCGTTTTTTCAGATTCCACTTCATCAACATTGATATTATTCATTTCACAAATTTCTCTAAATGATAACACACCTTCTTCAGTGATAATTTTAGTATCTGAAGTTTGACAAGCTACAGGCATCTGAGCGGTAAATAATGAATTACAAACACCATGTTGTTTCACTTCATTCTTTAGTTCACTCCAGTCCCACATACCAGTTAAATTATCTTCAGTTAAACCCCACATATCATACTGGAAGATACCTTCACTCATTGGACTTCCGTTGAAGAATTTATAAGGTTCATATTTACCATATTTACACAAATCTTTACTTTCAGTGATCGCCGCGAAGTAGATTGTTTCAAAAATTTGTTTGTTCAATTTTTTAGCCTCTTCTGAAGTAAATACGTAGTCCATAATATAAAACACATCCGCCAAACCTTGTACACCAATAGCAATTGCTCGTTGTTCAAGACCACCTTTTTTACCTTGATCTGTAGAATAACTATTAATATCAATAACCTTATTTAATGATCTAACAACTTTACGAACTTCATTATATAATAACGTAAAATCAAACTTCCCATCAATGATAAAATTCTTTAATACCAATGACGATAACGTACATATAGCCGTTTCTGTCTCCGTTGTTGCTTGAAAAATTTCACAGTTGTGAACTAAAATGTTCGTCGCGTAAAAATTTTGAGTTTCCGGAACTTGAATATCGTAAACGTCTTGTTTTTCTTCTAGTTTTTTAATCTTAATCATATTTTTTTTAGTTTTTAATCAATTATAACCATTTCATAATTAATATCCAATACATCATCTTCAACTAATTCATCTGCACGAACAAAACCTCTATTTTTAGTGAAAATTAAGTGATCTGGTGTACATTTAATCTTATATCCACTATCAACATCTTCAACTTCCATTAATTCACTATTTTCACGAGTCATTTTACCAGTTAAGATATCAACAAATTTACCACCTTCACTTTTAACTTTTAATCGTTCACTACAATTAATTAAGTCTATCACTTCGATCATGGTTAATGTTTCAACATTACCATTTTCACGTTGGACGATTAATTCAACGTCCCCAGTTAAACAACATAAGTTAGATTGTTTAATAACTCCGATATTCTGGTGATTCGTTTTTCTATTTGCGTTATCTTTAGCCGCCAAATAAGGAACCCCCGTTTCAATTTGTGATTCAACGATACGATTCCACACATCCAACGCTTTTACTTTTTTACCAAGACCAAGATTTACCGCTTTAGTATAATTTTGTTCATACTCGTCCCCATAACATTCTTGTAGAGGTTTAATACCCGCTTTAATAACATCATTTGGACAAAATAAATACCAATCATGATTTTCTTTTACAGCGTTCATGAAGTTATCCGGAATCCATAGTGCCGTAAATAAATCCCTAGCTCGCAATTCATCTTTACCGGTATTCTTTTTAATATCCAATAAGTCAAAAATATCTTTATGCCAAGGTTCAATATAAATCGCCGCACTACCTGGTCGTCTACCTTGTTGGTTAAAGAATCTTAATGATTCGTTTACAATTTTAAGATATTTTAATAATCCCCCAGCGTAACCACCAGATGTTGTGATTCGACTTTCTTTAGATCGAATGTTTGACATACACAATCCGATTCCTGCTGCGTCAGATGAAAATGTTGATATATCATTCAAGGTAGCCAATAAACCTTCTCTAGAATCCCCATCGTTATAATGTAACACACATGATGCAAGTTGTGGAACCAATGTTCCAGAGTTGATCATAATTGGTGTTGCTTTAGATACCAGTTGTTTAGTTAAGGAGTGATAATAATCAATTGCTTCTTCATATGTATTCGTCACCCATAAGGCAATACGCATATACATATGTTGAGGCCGTTCGATTGGTGTACCTTTAGAGTTTTTCAACAAATACATTTCTTGTAGGGCAACCCATCCAAAATAATCAAAATTATAATCATTATCATGAAGGATTTCATTATCCAATTTTTCTGGACCATAGTTATCAATTGACGTGATAAGACGTTCATTGATGATACCTTCCTTGAATAACACCTTCATTGTTTGACTAAAACTTGGATTTGTCTCCTTATGGTATGAAGATATCGCAACGTTTGCAGCCAATTTGGAATAATCATGATGACTACCCGTATATGACGCAGCTATTTCATATACCAACCTATCCAATTCTTTTGTTGTTATAACCCCCTCGGTTGGTACGGAAGTGATCACCTTAATGAAAATTTCATCCGAGTTTACGTTCAACCCTTTAGCTGAACGTTTAACTCGTTGATAAATTTTTTGTGGGTTGAATGACACTTCTTCACCCCCCCTTTTTCTAATTCTTAATGACATCATTTTTTTCTTAATTTTTATGTAAATCCTAAAAATCGTCCGTGAATGTTATTGACTCGTTCATTTTTGCCTTTTGATATTCAATGGTTCTTGACTCAAAAAAGTTCCCTTTTGTTTCAACGGCAATTTGTTCCATGAACTTAAACGGTTGTTCCACGTTAAATTCTTTTGAACACCCAAGTTTAACCAATAAACCATCAACAACGAACTCCAAATATTGTTTCATTAAATTCTGGTTCATACCGATCATTGACACTGGTAATGACTCGGTGATAAACTCTTTTTCAATTTCCAATGCGGACAACAATATTTCTTTAATTCGTTTTTCACTCGGTTTATTCACAATATGGTTATTCAATAAATGAATCGCAAAATCACAGTGAAGATTCTCGTCCTTAAATATTAAGGCATTTGCATCACAAAGTCCACGCATTACACCTCTTGATTTTAACCAAAATATCGAACAAAACGACCCGGAGAAAAATATCCCCTCCACAGCCGCGAACGCAACAAGACGTTCCTGGAATGTTGAATCATTAATCCAATTCAACGCCCAATTAGCCTTCTTCTGTACCGCTGGTAGTCGTTCAATCGCGTTAAAACATTCGTCCTTCTCGTTCGGATTACTTATATAAGTATCAATCAATAGAGAATACATCAACGAGTGGATATTTTCCATTGCTAACTGAAAACCATAGAAAAACTTCGCCTCAGGGTATTGTACCTCCTTTAAGAAATTTTCAGCTAAGTTTTCATTAACAATACCATCCGATGCCGCGAAAAATGATAATATATTCTTAATGAAATATTGTTCATTCTCCGACAAATTTGGCCAATCACGAATATCATCCGTTAAATCAATTTCTTCTGCCGTCCAGAATGCCGCCTGGTGTTGTTGGTAATACTCCCAAATATCATTATATTGAATTGGAAATATTACAAAACGATTTGGATTTTCTGTTAAAATTTTTTCCATAATTTATTCTGTTTTTTGTTTTTCTTTTCGTTTATCCATTAATTCTCTAATGCGATCCTTATTTCGTTGTTCCTGTTTTTCTTCATGGCCCAAAAACGTCGTTGAGGTATCTGTATCAATGTCCAGCATTCCGTTGTCAAATTTACAATTTTCAAACACAATACCATCATCACCAATCCTGGATTTTGTTATTGCCATTGTCGCCAACTTCATTTCCTTTTGGGGTAAAGTCCTTGCGATTGTTAAGATAACGTGTCCAACTTGTGCCTTCTTAATCGATCCCCCCATTTGGTCGGTAGTTACCACTTCAGCGGAAATTGAAGAATTGTGTGTATATACCCCATTCGCATAAAACATATGGGTACCTTCCACCGAAATATCTATAGTATCTTCCTCACCTACTAACTCAATTGATTCTATTTCATCTAAAATAAAATCGTCATCTGTTAAAATATGAAATTCATTTTCCATCATTCAAAAATTTAATACATTGTTCAACTACTTTTTCTTTATCATTGTAATAATCACGTTCCTTAACCCTTAATAAATTATAACCTTTTTTTATTAAATATTCATCACGTTTCTTATCTTTTTTTATTTGTTCCGGTCTGGAATGCCAATATTCCCCATCGAACTCAATTATATTATTACCAAGTTTGAAGTCAACCTTGATAATTGTCATATTGTTTTCCCAAATATAAAAAGTTGGACTACAAGACAAAAATATTTAATCTTTTTTCAAAAATAATTTACTCCCAACAGTTAAACCACTTTGAATCGATAAAAACTCGTTATTATCCGTTGGAAATCTATGTTTTGCAGAAACTTTAATTTCTTTACCAGATTTTGTTTTTATCTTATAAACTGGTTGTTTTTCAATTGGAAATACATAATTAACTTCTTTATATCCTTCGTGGGTCATAATTTTATCCCCCAGAATAACATCCTTAATCATAATATCCCCTTTATTTTGAATATTAACAATAGTGTCAAGACTAACACAACGACCACCTTGAGTTCCACACCACCCAACTAAATCTAATTCATGGCACATTGATTCAAACCCACGCATTACAGCACCTTCAGCCTTCCATTCGTTTTCAATTTGACGATCCGATATAACACAATCAATATAATCCAAAACAACCATATCAATCTTGACACCGTCCGCGATCATTTTACGAATCTTATTCTTAATTTGTGAAACTGTCACGTTGTCCGATGGCATCTTACACAAGATCAACTTATTGTCCATGGTTGATTCAATTTCTCTAACACGTGCTAGAACTTCTTCCTTCCTACTCGTTAATTCGTCCGGATGAATTTTTGTCCATAACGTATAATGTTTACGTTGAATAATCTTTTTGTTGTCCTCAAAAAAGATTTGTAGTACATTATACCCATGATTAAACGCACTATTAGCGATTTTGGTTAACATTGTGGTGTTGTGTGTTAAAACGTAGTCCCTGGATACATATAATTCATCCGGATTGGACACCTTAATACATACAGCTTCTTCATCGTGGGAATAAGTGATTGACTTAACATATTTTTGTTGTACTGGTTTATTAGCCTCAAGATATTTGTTAACCTTATTTAACACACCAAATGGAATTAAACCAGTTGTAAATGTTATTCTAAAAGTACCCCCCATATCTTCAATTATACCCCCTAAAGATAACACTAATTCTCTAATAACTGTTTTATTACCATCATTTTTTTTACAAATAATATATCCCTCACCATCCATGGTTGCTAATGAATCAAACAAACCCCTTAAGAAGTTCAAACGAACATTAACCGTGTTATAGATATATTTTGAACATTGTGTTATTGTTATTTCTTCAGTGATCACCTCCCCATCATATAAGGACAATCCAAATTCATATGAATCATCAACATCTTGGGATTGAAATTCAACTGGTTTAACCATTGGTAGTTGATATACATTTCCCTGGTTTAAACCATCCATGATATTGTTTGCAGTTAATACAACAAATTCTTTTGAATTATTTTCCTTCACCGTCCATAAATGTTCAAGTCCACAATTCACAAACGTATTATCCATAAATTCAACCTTATAAATCGGTTTTACTCCTTGTGGATATTTTCCCAATACATACTGTTCCTTACCGTCACTACCGATAACCTTTTCACCAATATTGATTTCCCCCATTGTTGTCCAACCAGATGGTGTTAATAATGGTTCAGACACACCATGTTCCTTCCCAACACCGGTCGGCGCAAGGACAACCCCAATTTCACCCTTGGCCAAACCCCCCTTTAATAAACGATCAATACCAGGTATCCCCATCGGGATTGGGTGACGATAATCTTCCTCCAATACATCATCAAGATTGGAGAAAACATCCATCATATCGTTATCATGTTGTCCCACCTGGAGGGCGTCACGAACCAGTTGTTCCACCTTATCATAATTCTCGAATTCACCCCCATCGATAATCTTTTGGGCTTTAACCATCACCTTTTGCAATTCTTGTTGTTTACAGAATTTCAAGGCTTTTTCTTGAACAAATTCTTGTCCATCGACTGGTGATTCTTGAATTTTCTTGATGGTATCAATAATCAACTTGGAAGCACTTTCTTGCGTGATTTCCGATAACGTGATTTGTTTTAATGTATCATAATTCGGTACATTTTCGTATTTGGAATGATATTCCTTGATCATCTGAAGAATCAACTTGAAATACTTGTTTTCAAAATAATTCACGTCAATAACATCAATTATCGTTCTAGCGAAATCCTTATCAACTACCAATTGATTCAATAGTTGTAGCTGAAATCCACTACCCAAATATTCAAAATTTTTATTCTTACTCATCGTTCAATCTACTCCTTTATTTTAATAAATATTACTTAACCAATACTTTATCCAGGTAATCCACAGTTAATTCTTCGGAAGAAAAAACATCCGTTAAATTTAACAATAAATCCTTTAAGTGTGGTCTAACATCAACTGTATATCTAACCTTCGGAGGATATACTTTTGCATCAATTTCTCTAACAAATAAAACGTTTTCATTCATTTTAATTGTGATTCTAATATGTTCCGGACCATCGGTCTTTGATGTATCCATAATCGTTGGGTCATTGTTAATTTCATATTGGTGATCCAACATATATGTTACTGTCTTAATTCTCAATTGACGTTCCAAATCACTTTTGAAGTAACTAATCAATTCATATAAGTCCATTGAATTTTTTGCTTTAGGATTATAATCCCTAACATTAAAAAAACGTTGTACGATAATGTTTTCGTTGATGTTCATCAAAAACTCCAATTTTGTTATTTCTTGCTCTTTCATAAATTTTTAATTATTAAATTTTCTTTTTTCTTTACGGGTTAACTTTAAGAATGGTTTTAGAAATTCAACCCACGCGTTATCTCTTTTGGGTAGGTACTTAAATAATCCATCTTCCATCATCATTTTCATGGCGTTCTTGTATCCCCTACCATCTGGATCCAAGAACTCTTTATAATACATTTCTACAACATTTTTTCCATCTTCTGAAATTAAAGGGTTAAACAAATCAATTATCTTATTACTCGTCTTAAAGAATTCTTCACCAAATATACCACTTTTTGTTTTACCTGACAACAAATTCTTCAATGAATTATTTTTTTCATCTTCCAATATTAACTTATTGGCCTTATCCAAAATATCGTTAATTGTTATTCTTGTATCAAGTATTTCGGGAAATAACTTAAGAATATTCTTTTCCCCCAAATAATAGATACCATCAATGTTATCCGACTTATCACCAGACAATATCTTATAGGTTAATATGTTATAGTGGGGAATATATATCTTATCAATCTTTACCTTATCACCAACCTTATACATCGTCTTTAAGATCGGACTATATAACGACACATCTTCCGAAATAAGTTGGGTTAAATCAACATCACCAGAATAAATAATCTTTTCTTCATTCGTTGAAATTTTACAATAATAAGCAACCAAATCATCCGCTTCATTACCATCAATTTCCACCTGACGGACAAACAACTCCTCCATATACTGTTTAATACGTTGACGTTGATAATCATACGACTCCTGGTCATATGTTCGAACACGTTCACGACGATTTAACTTATATTGGGGGTATATTAGTCTTCTGGATGATCGATTCTCGTCACCATCCCAAAATACCATAACCTTATCCAAATTATGTTCTTCAATAAATTTTTGTATTGTATTTAAGAAATGCCATATGGCACCAACATGTTTTTCATTGTGATAATAATCCTTAACACCAAATAATCCGATCTTAAATAGATTTTCACCATCAATCAATAAAGTTTTTACTTTTGAGTTTCTACCCATTTAATTTTTATTACTTGGTCCAACAATAGTACAAATATAAGAATATCCCCTTAAAAAATCAAACGTTTTTAAGGGGATAGTGTTAATTATTTTTATTGAGTCGGATTGTTATCGGATGGATTGTTAGGGGTGGGGTTGATTTTATTACTTTTAAGTAAATTTTCTTCCGCCCATAATGGTTGAAGATTAGTATAATGAAATAACTTAAGTAGTTCTTCCTCGGTTTCAGCCGAAGCTAATGGAATTATATGATCAATATGCCAACCATAAATACCATAATTCTGCTCTTAAACTAGTACTTAAATGTAAGTATTTCGTAAATATCCGTTATTTAGACGGACAAGTTGTTTGAATTAACAACTGCCTAAGCCAGGCAACTTTTTATTTTTTTCGTCTTTTAGTTTAATACCGATCGGTTTGAATGTTCCGTTATAAACACGTTTAATGTTTATTGAACCATTTTCATCTCTAGGTAAACTAACACCACACCAAACACAATTAAACACACGATCTTTAACTGTTAGATTGTGTTTAACGTGTTGACAACAACTACATGTTTTACTGGTATAACTTTCATTGACTTTTTCAAAAATCTTCCCACATTGTTTTGCTTTATATTCTAATAAAAACGTGAAAATACTTATTGCTGCGTTTGAATATGATCTACTAAAGTTTTTTTGTTTTTTAGTGTTATCACTTTCCATTAATTTCTTAACGTCAAACTTTCCAACAACAATGATATCTTCTTTAACTTGTTTTATATATTTTGTACTTTCTTTTTGCACATAATCATACCTAGTATTTTTTAAACGTAAATGGGTTTTATTTAATTGTTTTTTAACTTTTTTACGTCTTTTACTAGTTAACTGTTTACTTGATAATGATTTATTTAATTCAGCAATTCTAGCTTCATATTTTTTAATTAATTTGGTTGAAAATCTTTTAACTTCGTATCCATTAGAATCAACCATTAAACTTTTTAACCCCAAATCACAACCAACAACATCGTTATTATATCTCACTAATAAATTTGGTATTGCATCACATGTAAATACCAAAAAATAATCGTCATTTTCTTTTTTAAGTTTTACCCCAGTGAAATCATTTGGGAATGTTTCAACTCCTTTAATACCATTTTTAATTTTCGGTAAATACACTAAACCATTCTTAATTCTAACATCTGTTTTAGCAAAAAAAATGGAACTAAAGTTATCATTGGTTTTATGTTTTGGAAATCCAGAACCATTAAAGAAATTCTTAAACGAAGCTGCCACTCTAAAAACAATTTCTTGTAAAGACTTATTTGGAATGTCATTCCAACTAGTGTCTTCTTTTTTTAATAAAGTTAATTCTTGTTTCTGAACGTATTTATTTAATGTTTTTCCGGTACCTTGGTAATAATAAATGTATTGGTCAATACAAACATTATACAATGTTTTACATCGTCTTAACCAAAATTCAAACGTATTGAAATTTGTTTTGTTAATTATTAACTTTATTTTTTTAGCTTTTTTCATCTTTAATAAAGTCTTTAATTTTATTTTTATACGTTCTTAAACCATATAATCTAGATGAAAAAACATGAATGATACTCATTAAATCATTAACCATTTCTTCTTGCGGTGATACCTTTTCATCATTAATAACAATTAATTCAACATTGTTTTCAATACATAATTCCTCGATTAATTCAAAACCAAAACGAACTAATCTATCTTTGTGAGCTATAATTAGTTTTTTAATTTTATTTTTGGTTATTTCATTAACCAATTTAATAAAATTTTTTCTTTTATAATTTAATCCAGAACCAATATCACTATAAACTTCATCAATATGGATTTGGTTATTCAAACAATATTCTTCAATAAAACTTATTTGTGATTTAAGATCATCTTTTTGATTAAATGACGATACACGACAATATATAATTGTTTGTTTTTCATCAACAATTGAACTTTGGTTATTGATAAATTCCAAATATTGTTCGTGTGAATATTGTTTACGACCTTTTGGTGTGTACATGACTGGTTTGTAAATACCTTCGTTATCCCAACGCTGTAGAGTACGAACGTGTTTATTAATTAATTTAGCAAATTTACCAATAGAATACATAAATAATAGTTCTTTATATATAAATATACGTTAATTACAAAAAGTCATCAAAAGATTATAAAAAGTTATAAAAAATTATGTTTTAGTTAACTATTGTTAACTCCTTACTAATTGACACCCCTTACATGTAGTATTACCAACGTAAAATGAATCAATGGGTTTTACTACTTCACACACCCTACACGTTCTTTCAGTTAACCCTTCCAATGGACTTTTATATTCTCTACCAAATAAGGGGTTTAGTTCACCTTTTCTATTACAAGACGAACATAACCCAAACCTTTCACCTCCTTTTTTTTCAGCCCTATCATGCGTTCTTCTTATACCATAAGTGATTACTTTATTACACTCAGTGCAATTAATATAACAAGGGGTGTCAGATCGTTTAGCTTCTTTACAATGGCATCTGTTTTCCTCCATTTTCAATATAATCTTTTAACAGTTTATTAACTAGGGAAGAAATGTTGATTGCTCTATCCTTAAAATAACCAGGTAGTTCGGGATCAATTGAAATCCCAATTTTAACCTTTTTTTTCTCGTCGTCAATTTTTTTTCTTCCCATATATTAATAAATAGTCTAAAGTTTAGTAAAAGTATAAAAATTATGATTTTTTTTAATCTTCGTCAGAATCCATTGAAGGTGATTCGGTTAATGTAAAATCTAATCCACCCATTTTTTCAACCCAGTAGCTAGCATATTCTTCTTTATACTTATCCAACGCTTCTTTTGTATCTGGAATATAACCATTATGAACCGCAATTAGTTTAGAGTCCTTGAAACCTAGACCATTTACGTGATTTTTAAGTATAGATACTTTTGTCCTAATAGCAAATGATATTTTTCTTTTATTTTTAGTCGCATCAATATGATTAATACCCGCCTTTTTTTGGTTTCCAAATAAAAATACTAACGACGCAGCTAACCATATCGCATTACCACCTTTACTTTTTATTTCAGGTTGCCCCATAGGTGAATCTGGGAGTTCTACCCACGGTTGAGCTATTACAACAAATGTATTATAGTATGGGAAGTCTTCTTTTTTAGACTTTGTAATACGTGAATGTATCCCCATCCCTATTTTATCAGCTAAAACCTTAGCATTGTGCATTCCCCCACCTTTACCATCAAAAGTCATCTGGCAGGGGATGGATCCGATTGAGTCCCATAGGAATAGTAGGTTATAAGGTATATCCCCTTTTTCTTGAGCGTCAAGGATATCATTTATAAAATCTGTTGCTTGTTCAATATAATCAAACGAGTCATTAAAAATAAACTGACCATCCCATTCCCCATTTTCATTCTGTTGAGCTTGTAAACCTAACTCAACAGCATGCCGCCAGGACCATTTCTTTTCGGTTATTATAAACACCGGTAAATGACCTTTTCTTTGAGCATCAGCCGCAGCTAAAACCATCGCAGTCGATTTTCCTGCGTTGCTGTGCCCTAACATCATTGATATCCCCCCCATTACAGGACCGGGTATTCCACACGCTTCATGGAATGCTTCACCGCAGTAATAATAGTCTTCCGCTTTATATTTTGTTTTTGTAGAATATTTGGATTTTATCGCATCCAATGATATTTCTTTTTTCTTTAATGCCATATAAATTAAATTAATTGTTTATAGTAATTATCGTTAAATTTGGGTGATAAATCAATGATTCCTTGGTTTTTCTCAACAAGTTTATTGTTGTTTAATAAGGAAGTCCGCGGTAGACACATTTTTTCCGTGAATATACCAAATAACATTTTCAGTATTATCCACTTCACCAATTTTACAATTATCACACCAAACATCCCTCCACATATTATCTTCAAAACCATAAGTTGTATTAAGGTCTTTTATTAATTTCAATGCTTTTAGATTGAACGCAAAAGTACTCGGCATCTTAAAATCACAATTTTCTGGGTTAGCCCCGATAAAATAAACTTATTCAAAATTAAACATTTTGTTTTAATTTACTTCTACCCACAAAAATGGGCTTCGCTCCTGTCACCAGGTCTTGGCCGTTTCGGTTTGAATCTTTTGAATTCACATTATCCAACTGCCGTTTTTCAATTATTGCTCTAACTTTTTTAGGATTCATTTTCAAGATAATTTCGTTATCATGACCACGACCCAAAATCATTTTAGCCGCATTATAACCGGATGGTACACCCTTGTTTGAACAATGTTCATTTAAACAATAAAATAGATCATTCTTGCGTTCACCGAAGTGGTCACACGAACAACATACTTGTGATGTATATGCCGGATTTATTTCTTTTTTCTCAATAGAGTTTACGTTAAATTTGTAGTCCATACGTTCTCGAACCAAACCTTTTGTCCAAGTAGTTAACAATAATTTAACTTTTTTATTATATTTCTTACCACCTTTAGATTGAAATGTTAAGTCCTCAATAAAAACCAATGTTGGTTTTTCTTCATCAATAAATTTATTGATTGCTGAATTTGTTATTTTCCTAACTTCTTCCTTAAGTGAATTTTGTTTTTTATTATATTTCTTTTTTCCTAAATTAAATTTATTTATATTATTAATTTTTTGTTGACAAGTTTTAATTTCTTCAGGATTGTTTGAATTTTTTATTGTATTTTTTAATTCTTTAATTAAAACATGGTATGGTTGTCTTTTTTTGTTTTTTTCGGAAAAATGATTAGTATATGTTGTTAATATTTTATTTAATCCTTCACCATATGAATTTTCAGATGAAGTGTCCAAGACATTTATAAAGTTTTTATCAACACCAATTTCATTTACATTAAATGTATTTTCTTTAACTTTAGGTTCAATTGTTTTATGTATTGAAAAAATATTTCTATCTGGATTATATTTAATTATTAAATTTCCTGTAAATCTATCTTTAGTGTTAATCTTAATCGGAATTCGTTGACCTTTAACCAGACCCATAATTAAAAGATAATCACCTTTATAACTATACATTTCGTTATCAATCATCATTGACATACTTTTTTGTCTAGGTATTTCAGATTTTTTATTCCGTATAATTCTAGATAAAAACTTGTTTAGTTTTATTTTATCTAGATCGTCAAACTTCTTATCCAGTCCATTAACTGGTAAACAATTTAATACTTGATACAATAACGTATCACTTTTTAATATTGTGAATAAATAATGTTTTTCAACATCATTAAAATTTTCATTTTTAGAAATTAATGGTCTTATTTTATTTTTAAGATTAGACCAATTAGATTTTATGTTCGGTATAGCACTTTCAATACTATTACGTACAAATCTTCTGTTTATTGACCAATCATCAATGAAACCCGAATTAGTCCATTCATTTCGAATATATTTTCTTGAATTTTTAATCAATAAAATTGACCCTACACCAGAATATCTAGAAAAGATATAATTCTTAACATTCACACATTTACCCATAATGAACAATAGTTCGTCAAGAAGATTTTTATCCTCAATAACACCATATTGTTTAACGGTTTTTTGATATGTTGAATTATTTATCATCTAATATCTGTTTAATTTTATCAATTGAATTTTTATTTTGATGACTTCTACTACCATATAATTTTGATGAAAACACAGTGATAATTTCAACAACATCATTCACAAATTCAGATTGACTATCTAAATGATGGTTATCGTTAATTATTTCAATTTCAACATTCTTCAATTCACACAAAAAATAAATTAATTCATAACCAAAACGAATTAAACGATCTCTATTAGTTAACACAATTCGTTCAACTTCATTATTATCAATCATTTTGATTAATTCTAACAAACCTTTTTTCTTGTAGTTAATGCCAGATCCAAAATCTTGGATTAATGTGAAATTATATCCTTTAGACGAACAATAAAGACTTAACATTTCAACTTGTCGTTCCAAGTCTTTATTCTGTCCTCGAGTACTAACTCTAGCGTACGCTATTGTTTTTCTTGTGTTGGTTTGATTTAAGTTTTTTATGAATTGATTTTCATCATATCGTCTATGACCACCTTCGGTTCTAAAAGAAGTTATTTTTCCTTCACGTTCCCATCTACGCAGTGTACCTGCGGCAATATTTAATTTTTTTGATAATTGTGAAATCGTTAACATATTATAACTTCTTTATTATAAATATAACTAAAGTTTAGAAAAGTTCAAGTTTATCTAAAAAAAATTAATTTTTTATTGACTGTTTAAACCCCAAATTATTATAATCACCGGTTCTAAATAAATTACCATTAAGTTGATATTTCATTTTTGATGAAATCACATCAACATCATTTTCTTCAAAATATTTAACGATGGTCATTATATAATCCTTTTTATATATTTCATCATCATCAATCTTGACAAAAATGTCATATTCATCATAATTATTAACCGCAAAAATAGCGTTCATATGATTATTATGTTGGTGTTGGTTAGGTGTAAATATTACTGAATTCTTATCACTTTTTAAGTCATCAAAAATTTTAACCATATCAATTTCTCTATTCACAACTTGATTAATTGTTATATTAACCGAATGAAATATATTTTGGTATGTTTGATTTGTTATATCTTGTATACAACTTCTTAACATTTTTAATCTACCCAAGCTTGGTGTAAAACATAATATTTTTTTCATTTTCTATTAAAAATAAAAAAAGGGTAGTGATTGTAAATAACCACTACCCTCTATAAGGGTCTTTTTTTTAATTGTTAGAATGGAAGATCTTCATCTACCTCAGCGTTTGCTTGAGGGTCTTCGTATGTAGTTGTAGTTTGAGTTTTTGTTCCACCTATTACCACTTCACCTTCTGTTGAGTCACCATATACCATTTTACCTAATGCTGAATCCCATCTTGGAGTTTCACCTCTAGCGATAGCTTCAAGGTATTCAACTGGTTTTTTGGAGTATACGTCTCTCCACGTTGTGGTATCTGTTGCCCAGGTTGTTGCTTGTTCTTTATCATCATGTAAAGGTGCTGGGTCTTCGTACATTACTGTTTGAATAATTGTATATTCACTTCCTTTTGGTGATTTCGCCATTGCTAGTTCAAGGATAATATCTCTACCATTGTCTGGGTTTGTGATATCACCTTTAGATCTAAATAAAGGAATGATTTTATCCAATACACCTTCATTTTTGTAGTTGTGTTTGAATCTCCAGAATTTTGGACCATCTTGTTCATTATCTCTATCGATAACTTTAACAACATAAAATTTTCTTGTTCTATATTGGTCCGCTAATTTCTTGTCAGATTCTTTACCAGTTGATCTTAAGTCATCATATACTTCTGTTAATGGTGAACGTTCTCCATCATTTTTGTCTGGGTCATAGAATTTTGTTGTTTTTCCATCGATATATATTTCGTGGAACCACGCTTCTTTGAATGGTGAAGATCCGTCATCTGTTGGAAGGATTCTCAATCTTCGTTGTCCTTGTTTTTCACCTTTTGGTAATACTGCCGCGAAATATCGCTTTAGTCTGTCCTCCTGACTAATTTTAGGAGTTGATGAATTTTTTTGTTGTGCTTGCTCGTATTGGTTTAATACTGCATCTAATACATTGTTCGTCGCCATTTTGTGTATAAATTAAATTGTTATAAGTTAAGTATAGGTTCAAAATATTTAATTGTCAAATAAAATCTTAAAATAAAAATGGGATCATTTCTAATCCCATTTCGTGAAATTTCATTTCCACCTTTTCCTTATATTTTTGTAAAACCAGATTTGTCTTTATTTTCGTCGTCGTAGTTTCTGAATGATTTTTTAATTTCGTGTGGTGAAAAATCTTCCACTTCATCTTTTGTTAAAATATATTCATCTTTTCCTTGTTGTTCAAACTTATCTTGATTGTCACTAAAGAAGTCGGATAGTTTTTGACTATATGGTCCTGAATCCAATGATCTTAATTGAAGTTTTTCTTCTGGTGATTTTTCTCTATATTTTTCAAGTTTTGCTTCAAGATCGTTTAATTTATTAACGATTGTATCCATATCACCCAATCTGTTTTCAAGATCTGTTAAATGACTAAATAATTGTTGGAAATATTCTTCTTGTTTTTCTTCAACATTCTTTTGTGATTTCACTAAGTCCGTTATTTCCAATTCTTCTTTTTTTGATTCTTCTTCACCAACTTTTTCAACTTCCGGATCTTGTGCTACATCCACTGGTTGTGGTGCTGGTGGAGTTGTTGGTGCAACTTCTGGTTGTGGCATTGCATCCATTGGTGGTAGCTCCGCCATTGGGTCTTCCGCTGGTGGTGGTGGTAATTGAGCTTCTTGTTCCATAACATATTGATTAATGGAGTTGAATCTCGCAACTTCTTCTAATATTTTTCTATCGATTCCCATATTATCCGTTTAATAATTGTTTAACTCCTGTATTTGTTTCAACCTGAATTCGTTTATTTGTGTTGATTGTATTATCAACTCGTTCAATTAATCCGTCTCGCATTCTTATTGTATAACAACTTCCTGTGTCTAGATCACAAACTTCCTTGAGTCCATTTCCTGCGTCTTTTTCTGAGTATCTTGTTGGTTTTCCAAGATAATTCTCTAATATCGTTTTTGTATTCATAATAATCCCTTTATATATATATAAATATATGATATAATGAAAAAAATCAATGTAAAATAAAAACCCCCCATTTTATTATGGAGGGTTTGAATTGTTTTTTTAATTTTTATAGTGGTAATTCACTTACAACTGGGTTGTAAGGTATAAGTGGTAATTCGTGGATCCACTCAACCATACCTTGGTGTGTGCATCCGTTTACTTCCTCTACGGAAATAAACCAGCTTCCGTCAGCGTCTTGAGTTGGGTTGAAATATTGAACTCCGTCCCATGTTTGACCTACCAATAGGTCTTTTTGTTCGATTGTTAATTTGTATACGTTTTCCATGTGTTGTTTAATGAGTTAAGGTTATACGTTACGACCTAATGCAACTTGATATTTTTGTACTGCTGTGTAGAAGTTAGCTGCTTCAGTGTCTGTTAAACCGTCTCCAATTGAAGCGAATGCTGATTCATTACCTGAGTTAGATCCAGCACTATATCCTAATAATGTAACAGGAGCAAGGGGGAGGGAATTAGTATCCAGTGTAGTATTAGTAGCAATGGAACTGCCGTTTCGATACAATTTTCTTAATGTGGATGATGTTTCACTACCAATAAAGAAACCTGAAAGTGTGTTTGATGCTAATGCATTAACTGCATCACTTCCCGCAGAGAAATATGTTGATCCGCCACCAGTTTTATTATTTGTTCTTAATGCTAACCATGATGTTCCAGAACCATATGAATAATCAACTAATATTTCGGCTGAATATGCAATTAGTGGGGAAGCAGTTCTTGAATAGAACGATACGTGGAGGTTTGAATTAGTTAAATTGGTTTGAGCATATAAATTAGTATTTGCCCAGGCATTACTTGCATTACCAGCATATCCAGTTGGTGAATGAACACCACCACCATTATATGACAATCTGAATGCTTCATTCAAATCGCGTGGGTCTTTAAGGTTGAATTTGTGTTGTGCCGCAGTTCCACCCACGAATGGATATAGAGCTTTCATTTTAGTCCATATACCGTAACCTTTAAGGTCGGTTACCAGGGTATTGATTGCGTTTTGTTGGGTTGTGTTGGTGATTGCCGCAGCAGTGATGAACGCTTGAGCATCCGCATCAACACCCCCACCACTTGGGGTTTTAAAGCCAACTCTTCCTTGGCCTAGATTGTTAAAATAAGTCATAAATTATTTTTTATATATAAATATTTGGATAAACAAAAAAATCCACCATTTGGGTGGATTATTTTTATTAATTAAATGAATTAAATACAGTTATTGCGTTCTTAACCTTTTTCTCCATATTTTCCAGGGATGTTTTATCTAACGAAGAATAAACATTTGGATTTTGTTGTTGTGATGAAATATTTTGAATTAGGAATTGTGTTATTGATTTTTCATCTACTGTAATACCCCCCATTCTACTTTTCCATCTATTAATTAAAAAACGAACATGACTTGATAGGTCTTTAAACTCGGCGTATGGTAGTGTTATTTTGTTTGAGGATAGACAGAAGAATTGTTCATATATTAGTGTTTGTATTGACGCACCCCAATATCCGTTTAGATCTATTCCCGCGAAATTATTTTCATATGCTTTAAGTCTTGTTCCGTCGTTTGATTCGGCGAACATGGCCGCAAATAGCACATATTTTAATTTCCCATCATCTGTTGGTAGGTTTTCCAGTATGGCAGTTTTGACTTGTTTATATGTCACAAAATATTCCGTTGGTGTTGTATTGATTGGATATTTTTCATATGCCTTGTTTGGTGTACAATTTGTGGATATTGTTTTTTGTCCATCAATTTTATCCGTTGTTTTGTCTTTTTGGGATATTAGATTTCCTTGTTCGTCTTTTGTTTGTTTTTCTTCTTCAATTTTGTCTTGTTTATTTTTATCAATAATATGTTGCAATAAATTTGTTTTTATTACGGCCAAGAAATCATCTTGTTTTGAAATTTGTGCTGTTGGTTGTCTAACCCCCTCGAATATTGTTTCGAATGTTCCTGGTTTAATGGAGTGTGTTACTTTTGTTATCATGTATGGTCCATTATACATTGGAACGTGTCTTAAGTTGAAGTACATGGCCGGTTGTATCATGGCGTTCCCCATCATGGATACGGTACATGTATAACTTCTAACTTTATATAAATTATATAGGGATACGCTTTGACTAACCCCTTTTACGTTGTGGTAGTTATTTGCTAGTTCGGTTAATAATTGTAATGATTCCGCTGTTGGTGTATGATTATCTTGACTAACCATGAAACTTGTGAACATGGATTGATTTTGTGGTCCAATATCGATATTAAACCCCGCAACCTTGTTTGACTTATCATGATCCTTTTTATTTGTTTGATCTTCGGATAATACATTCCCACATTTTAGTTCAAACGAATCATCATTTCGTTGTGTTAGGTCGGTATCCATGGCAAGTTGTTCACTGGATTTTCCGGCATACATACACACCATTTTTGTGGATGATTCCCTGGTATCCACATTTAAGAATGTTCCGAACATGTTGTTGGCAAAATCCCCGCTGGCTTCAGGTTTTGGTATTGCATTTTTCATGACCGTTTGTACATTATAAAAATTAACATATGCCGGAACATACATCACCTTAAAGTGGTTGGATGTTATTATTCCATGAACAAGGTCAATCATCGATCTTTTTGCGTTAACTTCATTGGTGATTAACATCGCTTCCTTAAGTTTGTATATATCAACAATCACTTTATTTCCAATATCCCTGCTCGCTCTATCAATAAACATAACGTCTTCAAACAGTGTTCTGGTTTTAAGATCCGCTCCGGCAATCCATTTATCATTTATTGCCTTAAAAGATGACCATAAATCCCTTTTTATAAAACCACCTGAAGCTAGTTCGGTGGATATTGTTATCGGTGTATCATTAACATCGGGTAACTCCTTTTGAAGTTTTATCATCAAACTATTGATGATTTTATCTTGAAATAAATCGTTTTTGGTTAAATAATCTTCCATTAATTGAATGAACTTAAGATTATTCAACGTATTATCTTTTAATTTTTGTGTTGCGTAAATTTTAATTAATGGTGTGAATGTTTTAATATTTGGTACATTAAACTCAACATTATTATCAATAAAGAAATCGGTAATATATGAACCATTATCCGCATATTTCAACCCATCAATTTCCGAAAACCCAACATATGTTTTAAGTGTTGACCATTCTAAAGGATAGTTTGTTTGTGATGTTACTAATGTTATTGACCCCCCATTATATGGTAGGGCGTTTGGTGACGCTGCGGTATATGGTGTCCATTGATAACCATCTATTATTTCATGTTGTGAAAAAGTGTAAAACAATTTTTTATTAAAACTGGAAGGATTTCCATACTTAAAGTATACGTCTTTATATATAAAATCGTTTAAAACCGCATTTAATGTTTGTAGTTGTCGTTGTTGAATTAAGGTTATTAATTCATTTGTTGTCGCCCCCGTTGTTTTTTGAATTTTCATTATATCCAACATAAGCATTTGGAAGTTAACAAAACTTTTTTCATTTTCTTTTGGGGTAAACACCGCTCCGGTATCATAATCATAAATTGATTTTGAGAAGTTAAGGAATTCATTCTCAAACATATCCAAAATTTCTTTATTGAATACCGTCAATATTTCGGAAATATCCGAATACGTATTTGTCCCATTAAAGGAGAAATTTTCTTGATTGGAAGATTTCGGATTAATGGTTTTTATATATTGTTGAGGTGTTGGTCTTGTGATTCTTGTATTATCAAAATATCCATAATTTGGTGCTGACCAAAACATCCTAACCGATCCATTATATATGGAATCATTGTTTAACACCTCCGTTGTTAAATTATTTGCTGAATTAAAACATTCATATTCCGTTTGATTGATAAATGATCCTTCGGATGGAAATATATATGTATTTAAGTCGTCTTGAGAATTGACACTAATAGTCCAGGGGATAATTCTAATATCCCTATTCCCATTATTTGGATCAACTCCTTTACCTTTATTAATTATTGCTTCAGAAATATAGTTCATCGTCAAACCTGACGCGAACCCCTTGTTTATTTCCGTTGAAGTATAATTTTGGAATAGTTCATATCCTTGATAGAATACATTAAAATCATTTATTAATTTTGGGTAAAATCCGGTGTTAATTAATGTTGAAGTATCCGTACCTATTGTAGTATTTTTTTCAAGTACAATATCTACATTACCCCCATTTATATTAAGGTTATAGTTTGTTGTTTTTGCCGAAGTTACCGGATCATAATTTTTAACATAATCAAAATCATCCCAGATGTTATCCAATATATCAACGTTGTCATTAACATATTTTTTGTATCGATACCATATTGACCCATATTTTAATATCCAAGCATAAGGTACTTTATGTATTCCTCCGAATTTTTTTAATGATGCGAAGATATAATCCAATTCCGTATCGTTTGTTGGATTATATGATATATATTTTTCTTTTAATGTCGATAATGGTAATGAATTCAAAAATAAGTATGCTGCCGAGGTAAATGGATGATTATCATATTCTCTAAACTTCTTAACCCCATCTTGAATGGCGTTAATAAAGTATGGTGTGTTTAACATGGATACCGTTTGGTTGCTTGACACGTCCCCAGAATAATTAGTATATCTTAAATTCCCTTCGGTGATTAATTGGGTTCTATTTGTTATATTACCATAATAATTTTTTAACGATAACCTATTGTTAATATTCGGTTGCGTTGGATTTAAGGTTAAAAAATTGGTGAATAACTTTTTGGTTTGTTTATCATCCGTCGGTAAAAAATTGGTTATTACTTTATTTGTTGCATTAAAAACCAATGTTTTGGTTGTATTAAATGTTTGTGTGTTAACGGTTATTTTATCCCCATTGGAAGTATTAACATTAACCCATTTAATTTCCGTAAAAGGATATAAGTCCACCAATGAAAAATCATTGTTGTTTGTGGTTAAATAATTTGTTAAATCCCCCTCGTTTTTTAAGGTTAATAACGGTTTTGCAGATGGTGAATCAATGGTTGTTTCATCAACAAATGTAAATTCCGCGTTTGTTGTAATATTTTTAATATGGGATGTATTATATATCCCACGAATGAAATTTTGCCAGCTCTCACCAACACCACCATTGGAAATATGACGTAATAATGGGGTGAAATTTGTGGCATTAACACCATATTGTTTTAATTTCTTAATTAAAAATGGATTGTCATTAGATAAACTATTAAGTAGGTTGTTGCTTTCCATGTCGGCCAACAAATCAACTATCTTATCCGTTTGGTTGATAACATCACCAACCCTCGATAATAAGGGGTAGTTCGCATGTAAAAACAAACGTTCATATATTTCATAAAAGAATTTAACTTCCTCCTTATTCGAAAATACACTATTACTTATCGGAAATTCAATCGCATCAACCGATATTCTATTTATCCCAGTTAACTGGTTTTGTCCTTCAGTTGGTGTTTGTGGTGGTTCAGTACGTTGCATAAACCCCTTTAGAAATTCTTCAAGAAATTCAACTTCAGGCCAAGCACTATAATCATATGCTTTAGTACTTGTAATATACCTACTATCCCCAGGATATTCAATTTGGTATTTTTCACGACCCTCCTTCCCATCGGTTTGTATAATATATTCCGGCCAAGGATAAACTGGTATCGTACCATTCCCATTCGCAATATTATCTTGTCCCGACGTTGCCGATTGTGGTGTCAATATCGCGTTTTTTCTGGAAACATCATCCCTAACGTCCCATGCTTTAGTGTGAACATCATCCATTAAACGTAAAAAAGCTTCACCATTGGCAAATATAACTGCCAATATATTACGTATTGTTGGTACAAACCCAAATCCGTTATTTTTTGTTTGAATCAACGCCATCAACGACTCCGTTAAATCATTGTCAATTTTTGTCGAATAATCGTTAAATAACTTAAACATTTCGTCAATATACTTGTTAAACGAATTGTCACCCTCGAAAACAAAATAATCAACTTTACTCAATACTTGACCATTACCCAATGTAACATTCGTAAAGTTCAATAATTTACGATCTTTTAATTCATTTTTGAATAACCCCAATTCTTCATTCGAAGGAATTTTTCCAGTTTTTTTAACTTGTTGGTAGGTTAAAACATAATCAATTTCATTTTCACTAATAGATCTTGTAAAAATCTGGGACGTGATTGAATTTGGAATCGATGAAGTTTTTGATTTACCATATTTTCCATCTTTACCAAACGTATTATTTTTAAGTAGTTTTTCACTATATTCTGTAACAATACCCTCCAATTCCTTTTTAGCATTAGACTTCTTTTGTTCAGATTCTAAAATTTCTTTTTTATAAATGTACACTTTAGTTTTGGAATTCTTCAACACCAAATAGGTATCAACATCCAGGTTATTTCGAAACCAAGATGGTGTACCAGTATAAATTAATTTACGATAATTGGTTAAATCGTAACTATATGTTTCTTTATCATTTAATGGATTAACATTTTGTTTGGTGTATGTATCCATAATCACCTTAACAAAATTATCAATCTTATCTTTTAATTGTATTAACGTTAATTCAGGAAAATCCTCTTCAATTAACCCTTTTGACTTATATTCATTATATAATTCCTTAACTTTTTCATACCCTAATTCAACATACCCTTCCTCAACATTCGAAAATTGACTAGGACCACCCTTTTTTGTGGTTATCTTAAGTCTCGATTTATACATATGGGGAACCGCCATCATATGTCCAATATTGACTTCACTTAACATGGTATATTTATAGGTGAAAAATTTCAATGATATCTTAAAATTCCCATCCCCAGTATCATACCTGGATGAAAAATTCTGTAATAATAATGGCAATTTAATCGCTTTACCATAATACCCTTTAATCGTTAAATAAAATAACGGATATGGTAAATTAAAGAACGCAGCGTATGGGGACGAATTCCCTAGTTCAAACATGGACCTTCCTTGAATATCAACAAGTTCCATTGAAATGACCGGCATAAAATCTAACCCTTCGGAAAATTCAATACTGGTTATACCTAATAAACCATTATCAACTATTTTACCTTTAACCCCTTCTGAACTAACATATTTTTCACCACCATTATTTTTTTCTTGGTTTGTCGCACGACCTTGAACGGATTCTTTACCAGTGATTTCATCGGTATACGCATTATCCATTTTTTCTTTACCACCAGGTTTAAGAAAATTAACACTTGCAACCGATATTACCTCCCCTTGATTTTGACCAGTAGCACCAATAATAAGTTTAGTCCTCGGTATCAATTGACACTCAAGGTTAGCATACATGACCAAATTTTCTTGTTTTACATATCGTTCCTTAACTTTACCTTGACTATCAACCACTTTATTTGGGTCAATCAAGGTAATATTATCACAATCAAAATCAACATATATATTTTCATTGTTATCTGCCATAATAGAAGAAGTGGGTGTTTAACGCGTTTTTATAGTCCTGTAAAGAAGCTACTAAAGGAAATGGAATTGTCAAGACTGTACCGTCAGAAATATTCCATTCTTGTCCTCCAGCGATCGGATTCGCCAATAATATTAACCAACCAAAATAAGGTGTTCCATAATATTGCTGGGAAACCTTATCCAATCGTGATCTACCAACCTTGTATATATAATTCTTGTCACTTGTTTTTGATGGTAACGTAATATACGGAACAACTGTTTGATCACCATTAATATTAAATTCACTATATCTATTGTAATATTGCCTTCCCATAATGTTTAATTTAATTTGGTTTTATCATTGAACGTATTTTTTGGTACAGTTATAGGAGTTGTTGAATATAATAAACGTAACCCAATTTCAGTTAAAGATCTAATAGTATCATCTGTTGATACAGTTGTAAAATCAAAAATACGTGTTTTACCTTTAGGGTATAATTTTAATTCGATTCCGTCGGTATAATCTTTATACGTTTTAGATTGTCTATAAGTAGTAAACACTTTTTGTTCAGCGTCATATTCTTTTTGATAATCTTTAACCAAATCGTTACAGATATCATCGAATACCTTTTTAATTTTTGTTTGATTGTTAATCGTTTTTAATGGTCCTGAAATAATTTCATTCTTAAACCCTTCAAGTTTTGATTTATCTAAAAATATTGATGAAAATAACATATAGAAACGGATTGATGCATATTCCTTATTATCAAAACTACCAATCTTATCCGTCAATGGTTTAAAAGCCGCGTTCGCTTCATCAAAATTCAATGGACTACTAATTAAATTATTATCCGTTAACACCTTATCAAAATCTTTTAAGGTTACCGCCATTTTACTTAAGTCATTTAATAACTCCTCACTCGTATTTAACGGGATTGGGGGTGTATTACTTAATGGACTAACTTGTGTTGTTCCAGACGTAAAATAGGCTTTAGGCGTTAACCCATCAATAATTTTACCATCAAAACCATTACTAATAAAATTTAATTTATTGATGTTTTGTATCAAGTTTTGTTCCTCTAAAACTATTGTTTGAATAATATTCGTATATTCATTAGAAAAACTTGATTTCATATTTTTAATATACGATACAAGATTTTGACTAATCATTTCAATAACATTATCAACATTAGGTTTGAATCCTTTTTTAATAAAATAATTCAATATTGGATTTTGTGAATTCCCACCACTAATAACACAATCTGAAATAGTGTTATCAAACAATTTATCCATTAACCCATTCGTTAATTGATTTGGTTTACCATAAATAACCGATGATACCCCACCAATATTACCATCAACATAATCACGGGTTTTATACGATACCAATTGTAAAATACCATAATTATATATCTTATTCATCTTCTCTAATTGATCCGATATCGTTGTAATATAACCTTTAACATTATCCAGTTGTTTGTCCATAATGGTTTGATAACTAATTTGTCCTTGTTCACCACCTTCAACCGGAATTGTTGTTTTAATTTCACCAATTGTATTACCACCATTATTCACCACTTGTGAAGTATTAACCGGTGTTGTATTGTTTGATTGTGCTAAAATATTATCCACCATCATCTTATCCAATTTACTAGTATCTTCAGTAGGTGTTGCTCGTTCATCATACATTTCAGTGTTAGCGTAATAATTAAACGATAACGCATTTTGTAGTTCATCAATTGGCCCTTGTAACCCCATACCCCCAATAATCTTAAAGTTCATCTGAACATTCACAAACATTGGTTGAACCCCAATACCTTCAGGATTTAAGTCATAATTCATTGGATCGTAACTAAACGATACCGAATCTGGAACAATTTTAGTATGGAAATAATCACCAATTCTTAAAACCAAAATCGGTGGTGCACCAAAAGATGTATTAATCGCGTCTTTTTTAATTATATTACCCTTTTCATCCACGGTTGGGATTGTCTCACCAGGTCTTAAACATTGATTCAAAAAGGTTACCCTAGCATTTAAACCTTCTGGTGTCATGGAATGGAACGCTGGATTGAAATATTTTATCTTTTGTGATATCGAATTATAAATCATCGGATCCGTACTTTTAATCATTTCAAAATAATCACACTCCGATAACATTTTACGAATAATCTTTTTACTAATACCATCCTTAATCTTTTTCTGAACATCAATTGTTGGTTGAGGTTTTGGATTAATGGTGGTCGTTAATTGTTCAATTGGTTCAGGTTCTTGAACTTGTTGAACCACTGGTGCTTTAGCCTCAACGTCTAATCTAACTCGTCTACACGCCATAGCATCCACGGAATATACATCCGCAATATTTAATAACGAACGTACCGCGTTATTTGGGCTGGTTTTTCTTGAATATTTTTTACCTTGATAATAAATTTCAATATCTTTAGTACAACTAATCGCAATATTGTCACCAGTATTATCATCACTAACAATTGTTGGTAAATCTTCACCCTCCGCTTTTTCAATAATGGTTATTTTTTTGTTGTCAATATATTCTTTTAATGTTTTCCCCCCAACTTGATAATTGTTCAAGAATTTTTTAACCGAATCAATTCTTCTAGTAGATAAGTTAACATTATAATTGTTTTTAGCAATAGCCGATGCTGAACCAGTTAAGGTAATAATCACCGTGTTATTTTGTTCCATCGCCTTAAATAATTGTGAAACTAAATTAACTTCACCTTTAATTAATGAATCGTATGATGGAATTATCGTATTTTCAAAAAATGATTTTACATTTTTATTCGATTCATCCACAAAACTAACACTACTCGCTTGATTAACATATTTGGTTCGATTTCCATCCGAAATATAACTACTAATTAAATTCTCAAAAGATGTTGTCGATGTTTTAGATAATGTTTTTGGATCTGGATAATCATTCTCAAAATAAAAATATTTCTTATTAAACATACTGAAATCCACCGGAGTAGCGGGTGTACCTGTCTGTTTATTAGTCCCATTATCCGATGATGATTGACCCGTATTATCTTTAGGGATATTCTGTAACACACCAACTCGTTCCTGACTAGTCAATCTAGGATTGTTTAATATTTCTTGTATATCGTATAATTCATTAACCGAAAAATTAGTATATTTCTTCGCCAATTCATATATATCAAACTTCGTACAACCAGCAAAAAATGAATTCAAAATCGAATCCTTCTTCTTATCATCAATACCCTTTAATTGTTCATCCACAATTCGGTTCATAACAGATGGTGAATCAACAATAATAGTCCAACTCAATGTACCAGTTCTAGTAGTATTCTTATATGTATATATCGGTTCAGGTCGACCAATAAATGGTGTTCCATTAAAATCCGCACTACTAGAATCCGAAAATTTAAGATTATATGGTGGAAACCACATAACCCTACCACCATTTGGTCCTTTTTCACAAACAGGCAATTCATCATAAGTATAACCAGGTCTTGAAGAAGTCCTCCATGCCAAATTCTCAATGGAGAACATATACTTTTTAGCATAAAAATCACCATTCTTATTTTGAGTAATATTTGTCGATCCAGGGTTTTTTAATGGTGCAATATTCAAGTTATAGGTATTATCTAATACCGAATTCGTAAATCTTCTACCAGAAGTAGTTATACCATCACCCTTCTGAAGATCATTATATGTATAGTATGGTGTGTCTTTTGTAAAAACACGACAATATTCAATACCAGCTTCAGTACCATTAGTATTATCTTGATATGATACCACCCTTGAACCTTTTGTTAATTCACGATAACCATCGTTAAAAACTTTACTAACTTGGTTAATTGCCGTACCTACGTGTTTTAATTTCTTTTCCCCAGCAACATTATCCGCCGACTCAACAATACGTTGTGTATTGTCCAATATCGAATTTTGTTTGAACTCAATATTGGTAGATTGGTTTTGGTTAATGACACTTTGAATTTGGTTAAAATCACCATCCAAACTTCCTTTATCCCCACCAGGTTTCGCTTTATACCCCGATCCGTCTTTACCCTTCGTTGAAGTCCAACTAAATTCACCATCAATTCCACCACCTTGACCCATTGGGTTTGCACCAAAACCAAACTTAATTTTATCGATGTTACCCTCAAACAATTTACCCATTTCGGATGGTCCATACATATCCATCGGAACTTGTTGACCATAAGAATTGGTTGGTATTTCATTTGCCGGTGAAGTTAACGTTGAGGGTTCAGTATTTGAATTCCCAACGTAATAACCCCCACTTAACGTGCCATTATTTGGATTAATAGCATTTGCCACCGTTTCAATAACAGATTGAATAATCCCCTTATTGTACGCCGGTTGATATCTATTATAATTTATATTGTTAAATAAAGCAGACTTTTGTCCATTTCCAGTATTACCTAAAAATAATTGTGACGGGTTTCTTGTCTTATTCAAGATTGAACCCAAAAATCCACCCGTTAAATTATTAGCAACATCCAATGCTTTAGATGTTTGTGAAGTCTGAACCCCATTATTAGTATTTTCATCAAAATAATCCCCAGGAATAAAAGATACCGGCCAATACGCCCCAGAAATACGTGTTGCAAAATCACCTAGTGCAGCAATTGGGTTTTCAGGTACTGTTATTCTCCAGTTTCTAGCAATCAATGGTTGTTTACCAGATAATATTAAACTTATATCAAAAGGATCTTGTAATGACGCTAATGATAATTTCCCAACTGTATTTTTAGCAATTTCACCATCAATACGATTCTTAAAAGTTTGATGCAATGTTTGAGCCCCAATCTTAGCCAAATAAGAATCCGTACTAACACCTGTTGGTGTCGGTGAAAAAAATATTTGGTAAGGGGTATACATACCAACGATAAATTGATCGTGGTATGGTACATGATATAATGGGTTCATTAGTTTAACATCAACACTGTACAAATAAGTGTACCCATCATATGGATTAAAACTATTAATTGTTTGATATTGAGTTAAATATTGAGAAGCTATATTTGGTAGTTTAGCATCGGTAGCACCATATTCACCTTGATTAGGTGTTAATGTATTTGGTACACCATTATAAGTAATACCAAATGTATAACCACCAGCTGGACCAAAACCATTTAATGGATATAAAGAATTCAAGTATTTGTGATACACAACATCATCAAAAGAAATTGAGTCTTTAATACTATAATTGCTCAATATCGTTGGATAATTAATTGGACCACCAGGAGGTGTGTAAGCACCTGGAACACTATATGGTGGTAGATTTTTACCGTTTAACTTATTCCTATATTCTTGTGATGGGATAAAAGATATCTTGTCTTGTGAATCAATGACACTATATTCATTAATAGGTACTTCATACACCGTTGGACCATTAGGTGGTGTATACGACCCAGGTACAACATATTTAGGCAAATTCTTACCCATTAACTTATTTCTAAAATCACTTGACGATGTAAAGGATAAGGTACTATTTGGCATTCTATTACTTTATTTAATAAATAGCTAATTTATGTTTTTCAAGTGGTTAAATTATAATTTGTTTTAACTTGACCCATTGTTTTACTTAATTCTTGAACCACTCCAGTATTACGTAACGATTCTTTAACCGCCGACAGGATATTGTCTCTATCCGTCCCTTGAGGTGCGGAAATATTAATGTTTAAGTTAATATCCGATGTATTTCTATTTTCGTTAATTGTTGTATTTTTATTTTCAGTTAAACTAGTCCCACCGGCCATAACAATTGAGTCTTCAGGTAAAGTTTTTATCATAAAATCTTTAACATCAAGAGTTTTGTCATTATTCTGAACTTTAATATTACCAGTACCTAGATTTTTATCACTATATTCAACAACTTTTTGAATAACATTCCCAGTTGGTGTACCCTTAAATTGTTTTCTACCTTCCTCCTCAACAGCCAACATTGCTTTATTCATATATTTTGTTAATCCATCAACACCTTTACCAAATTGTTCCAACGAACCACTGGTATCCCCTTTATATAATTTTTTAAGACCTTCACCTATTAAACCAAAATCGGTAGTTAATTCCTTCCTAACATCTTTAACAGATAATTCTTTAACATTAAACACATTAGTTAATCTAGCACTAACCCCCCTTAATTCACCAATGAACTTATCAACACCACCCATACCAGCAACAGCATAACCAGTTCTACTAGCGGGAGCTTTTGACGCAGCTTCGATTGCTTTTAAGGTTGTTAATTGTTCACGAGCCAATTCTTCCATCGTTTTTGGGGCTTGAGGGTTTGCTAAACGTTGAATATCGTTTTCACTTAATTGTGTTATTGATTTTTCAACTTTTTCACCCTTTTCGTCCGTCATTGAAATTTTATATTCACCACCCTTCATTTCCGCCATACTAGCGATCATCTTCTGTTGTTCCTCGGATAAATTGAATTTGGTTGGGAACGCAATTTTACCCATCTTATCTTGAATTTCCGCAGTAGACTTAGCCATTTTAACTAATTGTTCATAATTAACCCCTGTTGCTTTTTCATACTCACGCATAACACGACGACCATAATCACTAATCTTAAATTGACCATCTTCAGCTTGTTGTACATATCGTTGAACATCATCCGCCAATACCTTCAACATTTCTTCAGGATTATTTTGACTTAAATCCATCAATCTTAATGGGTTTAATAAATCCGCTTGTTGCGCACCCAATCGTTGTAGAGTTGCGGCCATTGTGATAGCACCTTCAGGTTCAAACGCCTTTTCTAACATACCACTAATTGATGATACATTAACTCGCATTAAAGCAGCGTTCGCGGCCATTTTAGCTAACCCTTGTACACCGTTTTCAAACCCATATTTATCCAATAACCCAATATTATTAGATACCTGTCTACTAACCTCCTCAACGTTGACCCCCATACTTCTGGCGATATCAACCACCTTTTGCAGTTGATCCCCAGCTTGATAAACTGAATAACCAGCATCCTTAAATGTTTCAACAATTGTCCCAACACTTAAACTAGTTACTTCACCAGCAGCATAAAGTTGTTGATACGAATCTGACATTAAAACCAAATTTCGGTTCAACGTTTCAGATATATCTAATTGAATTTGTTTTACATTACCAAAATTCCCACCTAGTGCCTCAACCTCCTTTACAGCATCGGATAAACCTTGTTTGATCGCCAAAACATTATCACGACCCGTACCAAATTTTTTAATAACTTCGGTTGCTGCATCGTCAACTTCACCAATTTTACCGATAACATCACTAATATCAATATTGGTATAAATGTTTTTCGCAAAACTATTAAAAATTTCTTTTAATTGGTTTTTAGCGTCATTAAGACTATTTTGAAATATATTTCCCTCGTCAGCCATATTTAGTTTTTCTTATATAAAATAAATATGCCGAAGGGTTGTTATTCCTTCGGCGTATTACTATCAATGATTTTATTAATTAAGTATTTCCGGATATATGTTGGTAATGTTAGAAATTCTTTATACGAAGTCCTTAAAAACTTCGCCATTATATAATATTCATCCAACAAATAAGTTCCATAATTAGAAGAAAGGGCGAAAAAACTCAACCCCAAAAGTAATATTGAATACTACTCTTTCTCCTGACGGGGCGATTGCTGTTCTCGTTAAATCTAACGATGGTTGGTTTTTATTTAAGAATTCACGAATATATTTTGAATCCATAATTGGCATTGACTCAATAAATTTAGATATCATCATCTTATCTTCATTACCATCAACTGAAACTATTTGTTTATTTAACTTCCACGTGATCGTTGGAACAATTCTTCCTTGAGGATAAGTTTCCGCTAATCTATCCAACTCAACTGTCTCACCATAAGTTAATAATCTTAATTTAACCGTTGAACCACATTTAGGTAATGTAGTTGTAAAAATCCCATTTTCATCTGGTTGAACTTCAGTTTTTTTGAAATCAATTTCATCTAGAATTTCAACATGATCAAACGGTTTTCCAGTTTGAGGATCCTTGAGAACTAAATTATATTCAGGACCAAATGAAGTGTTTCGTAAATACAATAAAATTGTTTGAATATCACCCTCGATCATATCTTCAGGTCTTAAGTCATGTTCATACAACTTATTTCTAACCAACGTTAAAACAACATTGTCAGAATTCCCCCTAACTGAATTTAATAATAAATTTTCGTCTGTTGCCGTTAAAAATCCAATTTTAACAGATTTCTTTTTTGATTTGTAAAATTTCCCATTGGAAGGTAAAGTGACAACATCGTGAGGTAGTGAAAAACTCTCAGTCGCAGCTTGTAATAATTGATCATCCATAAATTAATATTTTACAAAAAACATAATTAAAAAAATCAATAAATAAAGAAAAATTTATTAAAATCGTTGAAGAAATATTTTATGAAAAATATTGTTAAAGCTATTGACTTAATTAAAAATTTTAACTACTTAATAATATATTATTATATATATTATATAATAATATTAATATATACTAGTATATATTAATATAACCCATTCAATAACCCATTCTATTAATTTATTAATATTTTATTTATTATATAAATTATTTTTATTATTATTTATATAAGTTATTATTATAATAGATGAAATTCCTACTAGATTAATAGTCTTTTTTAACTCCTCCAGCTGTTGAATACATTTTCAAAATATTTTCTGGATCATCCTTGAAATGTCCTTTAACTTTTTCCAAATTTCTTAAATCGTCATCTGAAAAACCTATCTGGGGTATCGCAAATTTATTACTAACTTTATTTTTCAAAAACGCTTTTTTATGGATAAAGTTCGATACTTCACGAATGTACGAAATAAATTCATTCAGTGCCTTAATTTTCCCGTCTTCTGGATTAGTCGCTGACCCTTCACCATAGGTAACGGGGTAAAAGCGACACAGATTCAAGTATTCACGTATTAAATCACGTTTTGGAAGTTCCTCCTCGTCCGCAATATCACGGTATTTTATTAAATTCTTAGCTAACTCGTCTGAATTAATCCCTTGATGATTGGAAATGATTAAATTATAAACAGCTTCCTTCATGATTGATGGTGTATGACCTCTTGCTGTAACAATCGAAAAAATTGAACCATTATTTATCGCTTCAACAAAATCTGGCCAAGCTGGACCTAAATTAGCCGTCATAGAATCAACTACGAAATTCTTATCACCAGTGGTTGTAAAATATCTAAATGGCAATTCCGCAAATCCAACAATTTTATGTCCTTTATACTCAAAAGGTTCTTTACCTACCTTAACACGATATTCCGCAAAATCTTCCGTTCCCATCGGAACTTCTTCCCCTTTATCATCCATTAATATAATTTTGGTTGGCATATACATGATATTATCATCCCAATCAAACGCATAATATTTCATATCTGGAGTTCCTTGTTCAGTTATTCCCTCCTTAATTCTTCTTTTTTCCATATTCATAAATAGTTTATTAAATAAAAAATGGGGATTAACTAACCCCCATTTTTTTATGTTTTTTTTATTTTTAGATGTTGTCAAAAGACGCCCCAGATGGTGTGATATAGAATGTAATATCGATAAATTCTAGTGCGGCGGTTGGTTTGATCCAAATCTTCCCCGTCATTTGCTTACGATCCAAGTCAGCAGCATCTGAAGATACCTCAACTCTAAAGTCGTATAATCCACGATCACGTCTAATTGAGTCTAAAATTGGATTTACCGCGTTTAAGAAGTCTTGTCTAACCTTGTCATCATTTTGTTCGAATAAAAGTCTTACAGACACCGCAGAAATCAATTTACGAGCTTGTAATAACAATCTTCTAACGTTCATTCTGTTTAGAGCAGAATCTTTAACTTGAAGTGTTTTGTTACCCCAAATCACAGTACCCACGTCTGAGAATGTAGCGATAGGATTTAATCTACCATTGTACAATACATCACGATCTTCTTGTGTTAACTTTTTACGAGCTTTAATTGAATTAACAATACCTCTAGTATAACCAGCTGCCGCAAACCATGGGAATGCAATGTTATCTGTTAAAGCGATGTTTTTAACAACTTCACCAGTTGGCGGTAAATAGATTTGTGTATTATTATCCGTATCTTTTGTTAATACCCAAGGATAATATGTTGCAGTATAGTTAGAATCAATTCCAACGTTATCTAAATTATCTACCGCTTCTTGTGGATAAATTAATTCAGTTGTTCCTGCGTTAGGTGTTAACATGTTATAATCTGGTGTTGTTGTAACATAAATTGAATCCGCACGATCATTTTCAATCATATCAACAACTTCTTCAACTAAATCTGAATTGTTAACATAATCAATACCTGGTGATACGAATACGTTGATATTCACAGCTTCAGGGTTAGCAAATGTTCTATAACCTAATAAATAAGCATAATAATCCGAGTTACCCCAATCTTGTGTATTATCACCAACAGTGATTTGTTTGAATGCTCCCCATCCAGTCGCATTAGGGTATTTCACTGAACATGTTGGATTAAATCCTTTTAAGAAACCAGTTCTACCGATTTTATATTTATCCTCGTTAGTTCTACGTTCTCTATATATATCCCATCCGTCAAAACCTCCAGCTACAAGTAAAGTAAATTTACGAGCGTAAAGTCTGTAATAAGGGTTTGATTCATTTGTAGGATCTGAAGTAAATTCAGCATTACCAACATAATAAGCAGATTCTCCACTAGTTGTATAACCATTTGGAATTGTTATTGACGCAGCATTAACATCCATATGGAATCCTTTTGTTTTATAAACCCAAGAGTCACCAGTTGAATCACATGGGGATAGAGGAGCTTGCTTACCTTTATAACCAAACATACTAATATCCACACCCATTTTATCGGAAATACCTAAATAAGTACGTCTAACATTGTCACCATTACTAATAGTTTTGTTATCACCACCAGTTGTATAACCAAAAGGAGGATTGAAGATTTCTTCACCTGGATAATCGTATTTAGTTTTATAGATTGGGAATGATGGTTTAGATTCAGCATATTGTCTATTTTCATACCCCTCGAATCCACAAGGTAAAGCCTCGATTGGTGCGTTTTCATTAACCTCAACCATAATAAGTTTAGAGTTTAATTGATATTCACCATCACTAGTACCTATTTTTTTAGCGATATAACCATTGTCGCTAGGATTCATATTACAATTTGTAAATTTCTCCAAAACAACCGGACTTTCATCTGTATCGAAGAAATCACGAACCAATACATCGAAGGTACCATTATTAAATGATATGTTAGCAATTGAAATTTTAACTTCAGTATTAGCACCAACACCATCTGAAATAGTTGTGAATCTAAATAATTCATATACTTTACTACCACGTAGTTCAGAAACTACCCATGGTGAGCTAGGCGTTTGATATTGTTCCAAATACCAACCAATTGAAGATGAATCCAAATTTCTCGATTCAGGCAATGCTGTTAGATCACAATTTAATCCACGGATATATCCTTTTTTATATGCGTAGTTTAATAACACAGGATAATTTTCTTCAACGAATACTGGTACAGATTTTTTATCTTTACCGAAGTTGGATGTTCCAAATACTTTTGATAAGTATTGTGTATCCGAATTCATAAATGATGTTTCAAACGTAAAATTAGAACCATCAATATTTTTAACATTCAACGCAAATTTAGCGAATGGGTTTTTATTTACCCCAGAATATTGTCCTGAACATACCATTGATACATCCGTTAATCCTGAAACTTCATAAACCGCACCAGCACCATCTGCATTGTTACCACGTGAACGTAAAGTTGCTATAACTAAATCATCATATTGTGTATAAGCAACACCTGAATAAATGAAGATTGTACCAATTAAATTACCAGTATAACAATCTGTTGGTTTTAATGTTGTCGTAGTTGTAGTAGTTGTTGTTCCAGTTGGAGCACAAGGATTTGTAGTTGTCGTTGTAGTCGTTGGAGGTATTGTTGTAGTCGTTGTCGTTGAAGCTGAAATTAATGTTAATCCGTCAACCACCGAGAAAAATGAAAAACCAGAATAACTAGCGTTCCCATTATTATCAAACAATGAATAATACCATGGATCATTTTTAGGTGACGTGAAATCGATCACTGAAGCGTCAACTGAATCAACACCATAAGTGTTTGTTGATGCGGTAAACCCTAAATTCGTCATTGCCGAATAAATTGTACCAGGGACTGCACCATAATAACTAATTGAATTTCCTTCCGTACTTGGAGCGTTAATAACGTCGAATACTTGACTTTTTAAGTCATATGATAAACTAGATGTTGAACCATTAAATTGTTCATATTGACTAGTTAATTTCATTAATATTTCATCTGGGATTGCTGTTTGGTCTAAAATAATTGAATTAATATCATTATTACAACCAGTAAACGGAATTAAGAAATCAACAGTTTGATATTCAACACATTCGTCAACACAATCAATAGTTGTTGCACTAACACAATTAAAATCAATCGTATTAGGATTAACATTTGCTTTAGTTGTAATAGTCCAAGATGGTCCAGCGTCATATCCAGACAACCCTAAAACTCTAGTTACAAATAATTGGTTTGATTGTTGTAAATATGATTTCGCAATATAAGATGCTTCATATTTAGGAATTTGTGTATTTACAAATTTTTCAGGTGACGTTCCTCCAAAATAAGTTCTGAATTCATCGTAGTTGCGAATAAATATTGGTTCAAAAGCAGGTCCCTTCAAGGTCTCACCTACCATTCCCAACGTTGTCACACCAACGCTCTGAGCTACATAACTTAAATCAACCTCTGAAGTATAAACACCTGGCGATACAAATACTTTACTGTTTGTTGATGTTGCCATTATCTTTTTAGGTTTTTAGTTTTTATTTATTTTTTATATAAATATCAAGGAAAATCCTAAAGTGCTTTTTTAATTATCAACTATTTATAAAAAAAGAAGAAAAAAATATATTATGGAAAATAAAGATAAAGAAATCAAAAACTTGAAAATTTCTAAAGAAACACACGAAGTGCTAAAAAAGTATTGTGAAAAAAGGGGGATTAAAATCTACTGGTTTTTAGAAAAACTTATTCTTGAAAAATGTTCGGAGAATAAAGATATCTACGGTGAAGATTAAACTAAATTAATTTGTAGTTTAATTGTCGATGTTAAATTATCATCCACTTTTTCAACATCAATTCTTAATACATCATTTGTATTAACTTGAATTGTATTAATATCATTTCCGTAATAATCATCGTTAATGTAAACATCATAACTAGTAACATTAATTGATTCAGTAACGATTAAATTTGTTGTATAATTGATTATTTGTTGTTTAGTAAATTCATCTTCACCATAACCAAAAGTGATTTCATTGGTTTGTTCAATAATATCAACCTTTTTTCTTGAACGTTTTTTAGGTTCATCATCTATTTCATGTATTGTCAAAACTCTACTTATTGCCGGTGACACCTCGAATTCATTCTCGTCAATTAAAAATCCCAACATCGTGAATTCATAACTCTGGATATAATATTTTCTTTTTTCAATATCCATAACGGATTCATCCGAAATATTTCCTTGAATAATTGGAATGTAATGTCCCTTGATATTTCTATATGCTTGTCTTGATGCGAACTTTTCCAATACAATCTTATTGAATTCATTTAATTCACGCATCCTATTACAAACAATCTTAACTTGATATGATATATCCACCGGTACTGGTTGGGGAATCTTATAGATATCCATACCATTACGTTGTCCATCCCAAGTTGGAACTTGTGCATAAAAATATTGTCTTCTATTCGGTATATTATATAATAACGCGGGATTTGTTCCATACTTAACTTCCGGAATTCTAACCACTGAAATAAAGGGGGGTTCAACATTTTTATCCAAATTTTGAATATCCCACGTTTCGGTGAATTGTGACCAGTTTTGGGTGGTAACCAATATATCTATCATTGGAATAACTTTACCATCAACGACAACTTTTAGATCTTCCTTAACAAAATCTAAAAATCCTTTATCCAAATCCGCATGTAATATTGATTTAGGTAGATAAGTACCATCTTTATTAATCATATCAACCAAATCTTGTCTACGTTGTAGTAAAGTGTTTGGTTGGGTTAGTGGTATGTTTTTCTTAATTTTTTTTGGTAGTCCCATGATATTGATAAATATCTAATGAAGTAAAAAATAGTTGATATTGAATTAATTGATTAAATTATAGGTCGACTCCAACTTTTCAACCGCAAACCTAATTTTACGATTCAGTTGTTCGTTTTGTTGTTCAGTTATAATGATTTTCATAATCCCCTAAATTCGTTATCACCCACCGCGGATGCCGTTATTGTTCTATAGAATGGTTTTGTACCAGCATAAGTGTGTCTATTATCCGAGTTAACCCTTCCGTCATTATTAACAACATAATAACGAACCCTATTTTCATTTTCGTAATATCCAATATAATCACCAAAACTAATATCAATATCCAAATCATCCAAATGTTGTTGATAAACACTAACTTTAAGATTCCCTGGTTCAAACTGGTTGATTTTGGAATTCCCGACATTTTTATTTTCAGGTTGAAGGATTTGTACATACCCATTAAACTCAACTGGTGGTAAATATTTTATACCATCTGAAGGAGTTTCACCATAAACATCATCGGTTTTTGTTTTTAATCGGTCAATCCTATATAATACTAGGGTGAAGTTCATATCACCATGAAGCCATTCCATACCCAACATTTCATCTATCCGCTGATCGGCTCCTGAAAAGAATTTATTTAACCTAGTTATTGGTACTCTACTATTCATTTAGTCGATTTTAATATAAATATATTGGTTATAGGTTTTAAACATAAATATCACCTTCGACGTTTCCTCCTTTATCTTGAATCATTTTACGGATTTCGTCTTTTGAGTATTGTTTGGATAATGGGGTTTTGGATAAAATAAGATCACCCCCAACTATTAAATTGTCAGGAAGAGTTGTGATTGAAGTGTTGGATAAAAAAATACCACCCTCAACCGTTAAATTATCAGGAAGAGTTGTGATTGAAGTTTTGGATAAATAAAGATCCCCCCCAAGCGTTAAACTATCTGGAAGGGTGGTGATTGGGGTGTTGAATAAATTAAGACCACCCCCAACCGTTAAATTATCTGGAAGGGTGGTGATTGAAGTTTTGGATAAATCAAGATAACCCCCAACCGTTAAATTATCTGGAAGGGTTGTGATTGAAGTATTGGTTAAATCAAGATTACCCCCAACCGTTAAATTGTCAGGAAGGGTGGTGATTGAAGTTTTGGATAAATTAAGACCACCTCCAACTATTAAATTATCAGGAATGGAGGTGATTGGGACACCACGTAAATCAAGACTACGTCCAATCGTTAAATTGTTAGGAAGAGTTGTGATTGAAGTTTTGGATAGATCAAGATCCCCCCCAACCGTTAAACCATTAGGAAGAGTTGTGATTGAAGTTTTGGATAAATAAAGATCACCTTTAACATTTAAATCATCCTTGGTTATTGATCCTGGATCATATAATAGTTTGACTTTAATAGGTGTCTTATATTCTGGTCTATTGGATTCGATAAAATTAAATAAATTGGATATGTTAGTCATGTTAAATTATTGGATTAAAGTTTTAAACATAAAAACCACGTTCGACGTTTCCTCCTTTATCTTGAATCATTTTACGAATTTCATCTTCCGAGTATTGTTTGGATAATGGGGTATGGGATAAACTAAGACCACCCCCGACCCTTAAATTATCTGGAAGGGTGGTGATTGATGATCTATCTAAAAAAAGAAAACCCCCGACCGTTAAATTGTCAGGAAGGGAAGTGATTGAAGTATTGGTTAAATTAAGATCACCCCCAACCGTTAAATTATCTGGAATGGAGGTGATTGAAGTTTTGGATAAATCAAGATAACCCCCAACCGTTAAATTGTCAGGAATGGAGGTGATTGGGGTACCACGTAAATCAAGACTACGTCCAATCGTTAAATTGTTAGGAAGAGTGGTGATTGATGATCTATCTAAATAAAGATTACCCCCAACCGTTAAATTATCTGGAAGAGTTGTGATTGGGACACCACGTAAATCAAGATTACCCCCAACCGTTAAATTATCTGGAAGAGTTGTGATTGGGACACCACGTAAATCAAGATTACCCCCAACCGTTAAATTATCTGGAAGGGTTGTGATTGAAGTTTTGGATAAATAAAGACCACCTCCAACCGTTAAATTATCTGGAAGGGTGGTGATTGGGGTGTAAAGTAAATCAAGATCACCCCCAACCGTTAAATTGTCAGGAAGAGTTGTGATTGGGGTATTGGATAAATAAAGATAACCCCCAACCGTTAAATTATCAGGAAGAGTTGTGATTGGGACACCACGTAAATCAAGATTACCTTTAATATTTAAGTCATCCTCGGTTATTGATCTTGGATCATGTAATAGTTTGAATTTAAGAGGTACCTTATATTCTGGTCTATTGGATTCGATAAAATTAAATAAATTGGATATGTTAGTCATGTTAAATAATTGGATTGTCATCTTTATCCATGAATTGGTTAGTTTCATATGAAAATTGGTATTTTTCATTAGAACCAGGTTTGATAAATATGAATAACGGACCTTGTGAAATATGACGATCAAAATGACCTCTAGTTTTCCCGGTTGCGGTACACCACTGAGTTCCACTTCCTAATTCACAGGAAGTACCATACAAATCATTTCTTCCTTGTGGTAATTCATAGACATCAAAACCATCAACTGACCCCATATAAAATTCTTTATATTTATCTGAACGTGACACTCCTTTTTGTTGGGACGGATCGTTCTTTTCTTCGTCAGCAAGTTCAATTGATTTTTTAATAAACGTTATCACGTCTTTAGCTGACTTATACGAATTAATATTAGATGAAGGATACCTTTTCTTTTGCCTAGAGAAAATAGAAAAATAGTTCTTAAATTTGTATATATCTTCCCCTTTTATTATTTTGTCAGCAACTTTTTTAGCTAACCATGTCGCATATGCGGATTTATTCCCCACAGCATTTATTATTTCTTCAAAATCATCTTGAGATATTTTGTCTGTATCAACAAAATGTGATTTAAGATCTTCTAACGATACTTCTAATAATAATGTTGTCAATAATTGTTGATCCGATGTTGATTTTTGTTCAGATATAACTTTTCCTGGTTCATATCCGAACATAAAACGTATTCTTTGAATGTCTTCGACTATTAATTTCTTATTCATACTAAATTATATTAAAAATTAATCCCATTTTTTCACTTTGTAAATTTTACGACTTCTTAATTCATCTATACCTGTATTTCTGAAGAAATTGTTCATTAACGAAGATAATTCAGTTCTAATTTGATTTATTGTTTGTGAATCAATCTCACCATTATAATAACTTTCCTCAATAACTTGTTCAAAAAAAAGAAGATCTCGTAATATTGTTCCAACATTTTCTAACTCAGGATATTCGTTATCCTCACCTTCTTGTTCACTAATAACACGTTTAACTAATCTAGTTAAATCACGTTCCGTTAATCTTATTGTTTTTTTCATAATTTTTAATTTTATTTATAAATATATTGTAAATAGAAAAGAATTAATCATTCCCTTCCCCATATGTATCATTCATTTCATAAATCCAATCGACCGGATTGTATTTACCATCAATAATCCAATCAACAATTGCCAAAATATAATCTTCTCTATCATGTATATCCTCCATCATATATGGTTCTTCGATAAAAATATCCGATACAAGATTATGTAATGTTTCTTCATCCCAATTAAAACTATCAATGATAGATTCAACTAAATCAAACGTAATTTCTTCATCTTGAAATATTTCTTTAACTATATCTAACCCAAATATTCTAATACCCTCTTTAGCACCTAAAGCATTAACAACCTTAATAATGTTTTCAGTATTATTTTTTTGTTCACTAACAACACGTTTAACTAACCTAACCAAATCACGTTCTGTTAATCTTATTGTTTTTTTCATAATTTTTAATTTTATTTATAAATATATTGTAAATAGAAAAGATTTAATTCAAATCTATTCAAATTATAGGTTGTTCCCAAATTGAAGACATTGAATATATATACAAAAAGGGTGTTAGTTCACTCAAATTATAGGTTGTTGTCAACCACTCCTTTATAATTTCTTCAATTTTAGAGTATTTATAATTCATAACACCACCAAAAAATGACCAGATTCGGTTTTTATTGATGTGACAATGACCATTTATTGAGCACTGACCTTTTGTACAATAAAAAAATAAAGGAAGATTATCATTATCAACATAATATATTTTATCATCTTTCTCAACCGGTTTTAAGTTATTGAATTGATCTAGAAATGACAATGGATTATCAATATATGCTTGTTTAATAATTTCATCGCCAAACAGTTCTCTAGCTTGAGGTAAACCCAGTTTTTCAACTGCTAATCTAATCTTATTATTCAGTTGTTCGTTTTGTTGTTCCGTTATAATGATTTTCATATTGATAAATATTATATTAGTTATTATATTTTATTTATAATCACAATATTTTGGATAATAAAGAAGTCGAAGTTATTGAATCAAAAGCCTTATCCCTCCTTGAAAAATATGAAGGGGCGAATAACTACATCATAAAGTTAAAACAAAAAAAGGAATCCAACAAACATTTTATTCCAACTCGATCACAATGTGACTATATTATCAATTATTCCAACACGACCCCAAAAATAGCAAAAAAATGGGTTGAGTTAGATACATACTTCGCACAAAAATTCTCGGAAGATAAGTTATTACCAAAAGTTCCAGAAAATATATGGATTGAAAAATTATTGGTCGAGAAGGATAAGTCTTACCATATTTGGGGTAAATTCTTTTCCGGTGACACCAATCATGATTTATGGTTACCAAAAACTGCGTTAATAAAAACTCATACCACCGAGAAGGTTGAAATTGATTATTCCAAATATTCTAATCGACCCCCACTGGAACATCAAAAGGTTGCGATTGAGAAATTGGTGGGGACAAAAAAGTTTATTTTAGCGGATTCGATGGGGGTGGGTAAAGCACTTAAAATTGATACACTAATATTTACACCGACCGGAACCAAGAGATTTGGTGACTTAAAGGTGGGTGATAAGGTAATCGGTTCGAATGGAAAATCATGTAACGTTATTGGAGTGTACCCCCAAGGAATTAAAGATATTTATAAAATCACGTTTAACGATGGGTTTAGTATTGAATGTTGTAAAGAACATTTATGGACTGTCTCATCATGTAGTTCTAGTCAAAACGCTAAAAATAGGGAAAATAGATATATTACATTAAGTGTTGAGCAAATGCTTGACGAAAATTTAGTTTTGGAACAAAAGGGTACCGGATGGAATGAAAAGAGACCATATAAATTCAAAACTTATTATAAAGTTAAAAATGGTGATTCAAAATGGCAGATTCCAATTGTAAAACCTATTGAGTTCGAAAATAACGATGTATTACCTATTGACCCTTATTTATTGGGACTTCTTTTGGGGGATGGTGGTATTAGTACAAAATCAATTAATTTCACAACAATTGATGATGAATTGTTGGATCGTATGAAAATGGTATTACCTGAAAATATAAAAATAGTTAATAATGGGAAATTAAATTATCGTTTAAGTAAAATTGAAGGTGTAAAAAATCCCCTAATTCAAGACTTAAAAAAATTAAATTTAATGGGGACAAAATCCCATACCAAATTAATTCCCGATGTTTACAAATATTCAAGTATTGAAAATAGATTGTCAATTTTACAAGGGTTGATGGATACTGACGGATGTTGTTTAATTAGTAAAAAAAATAAAGATACCGATTTTAAAGGTACACAATATTCCACATCATCCAAACAATTATGTGATGATGTTGTTGAAATCGTTCATTCGTTAGGCGGTATCGCTCGAGTTAGTTCTAAAATCCCATCTTATACTCATAAAGGGGTTAAATTAAAAGGTAAATTATCTTATAGGGTGAATATTAAGTTACCCGAAGGTTTTAACCCATTTAGATTGAAAAGAAAGGCGGAGTTATATAATGAACCAAAAAAATATAGGGTTGGTAGATATATTAAAAATATTGAACCTTGTGGTCAATCTGAAACTCTTTGTATCGCTGTTGATTCCCCCGATAAATTATATGTTGTTGAACATGGGATTGTAACTCATAATACAACCTCAGCGGCGATTGCGGCATTAGAGACCGGTGTTAAAAAGATTTTAATTATTTGCCCATCGTCATTAAAACTGAACTGGAAGAAGGAGTTAGAACATTATACCAATAGATCGATATATATTGCCGAAGGTAAAAAATTTTCATTGGAACATGATATAGTTATTGTAAATTATGATATTCTTAAGAATTTTTACGACTTAAATGACAAGGAAAATTCATTAATAACAAAAGCGGGATTTGATTTAATCATAATAGATGAGTCGCATTTTTTATCTAACCCCCAAGCTACCAGAACCAAGATTGTTAATAGTTTCGCCAAAAATGTTAAATATCTTTGGTTATTAACGGGAACACCAATGACCTCAAGACCGATGAATTATTTCAATTTATTATCATTGATTGAAAGTCCTGTTGCCGCAAACTGGATGGCATACGCAATTCGTTATTGTGAAGGTTATCAATTTTCGGTTGGTAAAAAGAAAATATGGAATACATCTGGAGCGTCCAATTTGGATGAATTAAGGGAACGAACATCAAAACAATTTTTAAGAAGATTAAAAGAAGATGTATTGGATTTGCCCGAGAAGATTATTACACCCGTTTATCTTGAATTGAAATCAAAAGAATATGAAGAGTTGGTTGGGGAATATTATGATTGGTATAATAAGTCAGAAGAATCAAAATCATTAACCATTCAGTTTACCAAATTAATGAAGGTTAGACAAGTGATTGCAAATGAAAAGATTAAACATACCATTGAACTTGCCGAAAATATAATTGTACAAGAAAAGAAGGTGATTATTTTCACCAACTTTACAAATACGTTACAACAAATTTACCAACACTTCGGTAAAAAGGCTGTTTTTATTGATGGTTCATGTTCAACGGTTCAACGACAATATGCGGTTGACCAATTTCAAGAAAATGATAACGTGGTTGTCTTTGTTGGAAATCTTAAGGCAGCTGGTGCCGGTATCACATTAACTGCGGCTGAAGCGTGTATCATGAATGATTTGTCTTTTGTACCTTCTGATCACCAACAAGCGGAAGATCGTGCCTATAGATACGGTCAAAAGAATTGCGTTTCCATTTATTATCCATTGTTCCACAACACAATTGATGGTGTTATATATGATATGTTAATCAATAAAAAGAATATCATTGATACTGTTATGGGGGATAATATCAACACGGGTGATGTTGTTGAAGAAATCATGCGTAGAATTAATAATATTTAATATATTTACGATATTTATATAAAAATACTATATCCAATGGGCAAATTTATAATAGAAGAATCGGAAAAAAAAAGAATATTATCATTATATAAGAATTTCATTAATGAAGATTTAAACAATGATAAGGAAGGTGAAACTCCAATTATAACCTACTCAAACGCATCACATAAACCAGAATATCATTATGTTTATTTTAATGATGTTAAGGGTAATTTACCATCTAAAGGTCAGATTAAATTAGTTAATATCCGTAGACCGAAATCAACACGTAAACGTGAAGATGATATTATAATTGACGTTAATAAGTTTACCAACGCCACTAATCCTAGTAGTTATAAAATTAGTGATCGTGAACCCGAAGTTAAAAATATAAAATCTTTTGGTGACACTAAAGAAAAAGTTGTAAACACAATAGGTCCAAATATTATTAATAATAAATATAAAGAAACCATATTTAGATCATTAAAAGATATTTATGGTGGTAATTCTAAAACTTGGTCAAATGAACCAGGTAGAGGCCCTAGAGGTCAAGGAGGTGTTATAAATATTTACACTCTTAACGATTATTTATTGGATAAAGGGCTGGAACCAACTGAAGGTGGTGAATGGTCGGTACTTAATTATTTTGACACCAACCTTCAGCTTAAAGAAGCGATTTTAAAGAAGTTTAAAGAATTTAATGGTAATAAACCAATAAGTACCATGGAAGAGTTGGATAAATGGTGTAGTTGGATTTATGAACATAAAGACAATCTATTTTTCAAAGACAAAAATGTATTAAAAAAATTATCCGATATAAATTTTGGAAGTATATATCATGGGGTTTTTCTAAACGAAAAAAAAGCGTATGATTATATTTCTGATCTAATTTCAGGAAATGAAAATTTATCTATTGTGACATATAAACCAGGTTCAGAAATAGACCGAAAAGGGGTAGATTTTACAGTAATTAATAAAACAAAAGACCCTGAAATGGGTATAAACCATTTTCAAGCAAAACCTTTCCACGGATTATCTAAACGGGGTGACGTTTATACCGTATATTCTCACAACGTTAGATATGTTATAAAAAAAGATGTGAAATATTATATATTTACATCACATCAACAAGAACAAATAGTAATATTCGAAGATAAAACAGATGGGATTAAACCTTTTGATAATTATGTTGAGTTTAATTACCCCCCAATAAGTCCTCAAGATTTATTAAAACAACTTTAACCCTAATTATTAAACGATAATTAACGACCAATGAAGATATTTATATTAAAATACTATATCCAATGGGTAAATTTATAATAACTGAATCGGAAAAAACAAGAATATTATCATTACATAAAAAATTGATTAGTGAAAATCTAGAAAATGATGCTGTTATATTAACATACACTAAATTAAACCTAGGTAAATACGACCATAATCAAGTTTATTTTAATAACGTTAAAATGGGTAATGTTGCCGATTATAATGAAATTATGGATATTCTTAAACAATTAAAGGAATCCGGTGAATTAGACGGAATAACCCTTAAATTGAAATCAACATTAGGTGAAGACCCAGGATATAAAATAGAGTACGAACAACTACCAACAAACCCAGATAATTTTGGGAAATTATCAATACCAGTTAAAATTGACGACGATATTAAAACGCTACCAGCGTACAAATTATTCATTAATGACGAAAAACAACAAACACCAGTTAAATTTTTAACAAAAGAAAAAATTGATGGATTTTATAAAAAAGTTGTTCGTGATTGTCTAAAATCAATTTATGGTGATACCGAACATTGGGTTGAACGAGGATACGGAAATAAAAAACGTTTTGGTGTGGTTAACGTTAAATCAATAAATGATTTAATGCCAGAAGATTTAAGAAATCGTAGTAAAAGTGAGGGAAGTGATTGGTCAATCATCAATTATTTTGACACCAACCCAGGAATTCGTAAAATGATATTGGACTTATTTCAAAAAGAATCAAAACTTAAAGTCGAAGAATCCGAAGAAAACTTAAAAAAATGGGGTGAATGGATTGAAAATAATAAAGAAAAATTATTTAAGGATGGAACAATTTTTGAACAATTAGTTGATCGCAATTTTAATAGTTATTTAACCGGTCTTAAAAATGAAGAAAAAGCATTCAAGTATGTTGAAGATAAATTAACAGGTGATTTTATTATGGGGGGGATTAACCTACCAGGTTCACCAGAAGATATACGAGGAATTGACTTCTCAACGATTAACAAACAAACGAATAAAGAATTTTATTTCCAAGCAAAACCATTAAAAACTGTAATAAAAGATAAAGGTGAATATATCGTTCAATCTTATAAGATATACTATTTAACATCCACACCAGTTGATTATTTTATATTTACGTCACACTCAAGTCCAGGAATAATTTGTTTTAAGAAATTAGATGGTCAATTTAGAGTGCTTGATGACTTAACAATTGTATTCAACTACCCCCCAGTATTTTGGGATCCAAATTATTAAATAAATAAACAATATGGCGATAATATCTGAAATTGAAAAAACAAAACTCTATAAACGAGTTTTACACCTTCTAGGTGCACCACTACGTTCAGTTGAACTAGAGGATGAACAAATGGATTCGTTATTGGAATTGTCCATCGGTGATTATTCACAATATGTGCAAGATTGGTTAATGGAAGCCCAATGGACTTCATTATATAACTTAAATTTAGATACCGAATCTTTATCACGAGCATTCATCACAAAAAGTCTTAACTACGAGGAACGTTATACATACGCATATTCAAAAATTGTTGGACTTCAAGCTGGTGGCGATTGGGAACTTAAAAAAGATTATGTTCAATTAGCACCAAACCAACAAATATATGAAGTACCAGCAGGTAGAGAAATTAATGAAGTATTATGGTTCACACCTTCAGAATTAAATAACCTATTATTCGACCCTTGGACATTCGGTTCTCTAGGAGGAATGGGACTAGGAGGACCGGCAGGTTATTCCCAAATGGGTATGAGCGGATCATATTTTATGATGCCAGCCTTCGATATGTTATTGAGAATGCAAGAAATTAACATACAACGAAGAATAATCGTTGGTGAACTAACATATAGAATCACTGCACTTCCAGAAGGGAAAAAAGCACTACACCTAATGAACACCCCTGGTGGTAAATTCGACTTCGGAGACGCCAACCTAATGAAGGGTAAAGTATGGTACTGGTATTACGATACCCACGGTAAAGATAAAGATAAGTGTCTTAAAGATAACCCAGATATTATTAAACTACCTTCAGATGTACCTTTTGAAGAAATGAATTGGGATGACTTAAACAATCCAGCCCGTCAATGGGTTAGAAGATGGTTCGTTGCTTATTGTAAAGAAACCTTAAGCCGCGTTAGAGGTAAATATGGGGGTAACCTTAAAACGCCAGATTCCGAATTAACAATGGATTATCAATCATTGGCAACAGAAGCTGCAAATGAAAAATCAAAATTAATTGAAGAATTAGTAGGTACCGACGGAAGATTAACACGTCTTAAACCAGAAAAAGTAATGGAGCGTGAAGCACTAATCGCCGAAAACTTAAATAAACAAAAGAAATTTACCGCGTTCCCAAGACAAATATACGTAATATAATGAATAATAAATCTAACATAATCCGCAAACAAATTGGTGATAAACATTATACAAGTAATGTGTACATTGTTCGTACCTCAGAATATAGAACTAAAGGTGAAGAAGTCATCCTAGTTAAAGATGTTCCAAGTTGTAAAATAATCCTGGACTCAACAACAACAACCAATATCAAAATAAAAGCCTTCACCAAGGTAACCATCAAACCAATCATCAATAAAATTGATGAAGAATATGATGAACTATTTATCGATAAAGGTGCATGTGTTGAATTATATAACGTGGAAAATGGGTGGATAATAACAAGTTCCGATGGGTTAAAATTAGGATGAAAATAAATGAATCTTGTATAAATTTATTGGGGGGTTAATTAATAACCCCCTTTTTTTATTCCAATACTTTAGCCCCCTTACTTAAATTCTCCTCGACCCACAATGGTTGAAGATTAAGATAATGACACAACTTATATAATTCTTCCTCAGTAGTCGCCGAAGATAACGGAATGATATGATCAATGTGCCAACCATATTTACCATGATTCACCCACGTCATTCCTTCCCTAAATTGATTCTCTAAATGTTCTTTTAAAAATTGGGGGGAACAACCTACTAGGTCAAAGGTCTTGTTTTTTTTGGTGATGTTATTTTTTTTTAGAAAATTATTAATTCTATTTCTAACAGTTGCAGATAATTTATAAATGGGGTCAGTCTGTCGTTTATTTTTTTCCCATTCATTTAATTTAGGTCTATTTTCTTTGCGATAATTTTTTTTTCGTTGAATATTACTTTCTTTATCTTTATTCTTGTGATAAGATTTAAGTTTTTTCTCCCTCGTTTTTTCAACATCATCGTAATATCGTATTTTACCTTTAACCGCGATAACTTCCTTATTTTTATCGTAATAATCCTTAAGGGTTTTAGTCCTCCGTTCTTTATTGTTTTCCCGATATTTTTTGGACTCAATTTTTCTACAATCATTGCAAGCGGATCTATAACCACTTTTACTATTTTTATCTTTACCAAAAAATTCTACACTTTGTTCAATTTTACATCTTCCGCAAATTTTCGTTTCCATAATACTCCCTAACTATTTTCTCGATTATACGGGACACTTTACCCCCATTTTTCATAAGTTCGGTGTAAAGTTTTCTATCCAAACAGATTCCAATTTTAATCTTCTTGTCCTGTTCTTCTTTTTTAGGTCGTCCCATATTGATAAATATCTAGTAGTTTAGTAAAATTCAAACTTTTATTAAATTTTTTTTATATAAATTCTTCCCACCCTTCTTCAGCTAGGTCGTAGATATAATTTGGGTCAATACCAACCCTGTCCCAAAAATCTAATTCTTGTTTTGTAATAGTCAATAAATCCTCAACAGTGTCTTGATCTTCAGGTTTGAATGGGATACCATTAATCAATTTACATTGTTCAGTAGTGAAAAATGAACGTTCCTCCGGATCCGTTGTTAACAAATTATCACGTACTTCTTGACCAAACACAATCAACAACGGTCCAATACGTTTATTGAAGGTAGCAACCGCTCTAGGTACATTATATACACCGGTCATATCTGGATTATTCTCAAACTCCGAGTTATCCAACATATAACAATTAAGTTGAACAATTGAAGTTAAATTTTCAGGTATCGACCCACCATACGCAGTTATATGTTCATCCTTCCACCCCGCTTTTGGTTTGTTCACCTTTTGAACATCACCATGGGAGGCTTTTACTCCATTGTTAACGTAATATATAACATCACCTAAACTAGTATTTAATTTATTCTTAATCACCAATTCCATATGTGCCATCCTGGACATCGCACCGCCCGATTTAGTTGTCTGTGTGGCCCTTATTTTATAATCCTTAATGGATAACTTAACCTTAGCTCGTTGTGCAATTTTCATTAATGGAATTTCTTGATTAAATATTTTTGTTAAATATTCATAATACCATTCCACAAACGCTTTACCATCACCCTCCAATAACTGTTTAACTCCCTTATCCAAAAACTCCTCGATATAGATGGGGAGTTTTTTTGACTTGATTGTATTACCAGTTAATTTAACTTTTCCATCATGTTCCATGGTGGCATAATTTTTTCTGGCTAAGTTAATACATGACTTCCAGGTCCCATCATTGTCCAGGCCTTGAGTTTTTTTCATGAAAATATCATTAAATTGTGCAACATCTGCGTCGTATCCAGTGTATTCTTTACCTTCTTTAACTAACCAATTCAAACCTTTACCAACATATTTAACATGGTCAACACCCCCCTCTGGTAGTGCAAAGTTCACGCCGTCTGTGTCCATTACGTTTGGGTCATACTTTTTCTTCATAAAAAATTTCACCATTTGTCTTAAATATTGACGTCCTGTTGCAGTTATTTGTTCACCCTTATCCATATCGGCCCAATTGAATACTTGAGGAGCGGATAACGCACCAAATAACGAATTGATAAAGATCTTCAGGGGTAACTGAAACCTATCATATTTTAATGAAATTTTCTTATCTTTTGACTTCCATTCAGATGCTAAATTTTTATTTTTAATACGTTCATTTCTAAAGTAGGTTAACATCCCCTTCATTACACCCGTTACATCACAATCTGGGAATACATCGTGTGTTAATTGAATTGATGGGTATAGTGATGAATAATCCAGTTTTAATATATCTTCTGAATACCCCACCTTTAACAATCTAGATAGTCCCCCCACGAAATCCCTTTTTTCTTGTTTTTTAGGTATTGCGAGTTTGTGTTTGAATGAATAAGCTAGTAATATGATTTTCCATAGACTGGCAGTACCCATCGTTGAAATGCGTTCATATGTTGTTGGTACGAGTGTTGCGAGTAGGAATGTTCCCTGGTTAAATTCTTCATCCACCAGTAGGGTTTCTTCCAAGTCATCGTCAAGATAACGTTCCACTAGGTTATCCCCAGTTGTTTTAATATATTTATCTGGGTGTTTTTGACAAGCGTTATCAATTTTTTGATCAACACCAACTTTTCTATAATTCCCATTTTCGATGTTTAACCAGTATTCTTCTTTTTTTGCGTAGAATGGTCCAATATCTAGGTGATCGATGTATACACGGTCTTTTGCTTCGGCATCAATATATTTTGTTATATATTTTAGTCCCGCGGATTTAATTCCGGAGTTAATTGCTTGTGCGCGACGAACGGAGTGTATGATATCAATAACGTTATAACCCCACATTCCGACTTGGTTATATCGTTCAACTTCGTTTGCTAGTTTTAATAGATTTTCCCTTTGCTTGATTGTTTCTTTTGAATGTAGTGTTTTACATATTCTTTTGATATCTATGTTTAACATTTTGCAACGTTCAAAAATCCAGTACCAGTCGAAGTTTGCGGAGTTATAACCACCAATGATTGTTGGTTTTAGTTCATCAATAATTCTAAAGAATTCGACAATACCTTTGCGTTCCTCGTCAGGTGTTGCACATTCTATCACATGTTTGTATCCTTTATTTGTTTTGATTCCAATCATGAATATACGACCGTCTTTTGGTTCAAGTGCGGTCGTCTCAAGGTCGAATACAAGTCTGGTGATATCATTATATTCTTCAAAACCCTTGAATAGTCTTTTTTCTTTTGAAATAAGATATTGTTCAACTGGTGATAGGATGATTATTTTATCCTTGATTGCTTCACCCCATGGATCAAGACCACCATCCCTAAAGAATTGAACTAAAGATCTATACCCTTTTAATGAACGGACAAGGTATTTTAATCCGGTTTCAAGACGTTCATTTGTTGAACCATCTTCATTTGTTGTTCTTAATTTTTCAATGATTATTTTATGTTTGGACATCCCTTCCTTTTGTTGTCCTTTTGAATCATTATAGAAGTTTAAACCTCGTAGATCACCTACCCAACAGAATGCTGCGAATGAATCTTTAATGATTTGTTTTCCCTTGATTGGGTCTTCTTTTATTTTATATATGGAATCTGAAATATAATCGTATTCTACTGCTACGATATATTGTTCTGGATCATTTCCTTCTAGGAATGATTTAATATCTTGTTCACTTATCATCTTGTTACTATTTTAATTGTTAGCGTATTAGCTCCAAAAGTTAATTTTTGGGTTTGCCTTATTAAAACAAATATAGTGTTTTAATGGTGATAAGTCAATTAAAATGAAAAACCCCCCCATTTTATTATGGAGGGTTTTTTTATTAATTATTTTTTTGATTTTCTATTTTTGATATTCTTTTTGGTGTACAAGTTTGTTTTTTCATCATAAACAAGACCTTTATTCCCCCCATTGAATAAATTAAATATTAGGTCGTCGTATGTTTTAACCACATCTGCGTTACTGGATAAGTATCTAAACATTGCTTTAGCATTACGTTCAGAATATTCTTTAAGATTCTTATCATGGTTCTCTAACACCCAGTTTAATAATTCACCTGCTTTTGCGGTATCTGAACCTTCATAGTAATATCCGATATCTTTACACATCGGTGCGTTATGGATAACTGGGTAACCCATAAATGCAGCATCCAAATAAATATAATTTAATGGGTTTAATAATTGGTGACAAATTAATACATCCGCATGTTGAGACAACATAAATGCCGTTTGATATCTTTTTTCCGCAAAAATTTTATTATCTTGGTATAGATCAAAAGTTTGAATTAAAGATAAAAACCCTTTATGTTTTGCAATATCATCTGAATTGGTGATTAATAATTTTTCAATTTTGTTTTTTCCAGTTTCAGTTCTATATGATTCTTCCGCAATCATTGTCGGTATTAAACAAAACTTAACAACATTTAAGTTTGGTTCCATAACGGCTAATACCTTTTTTTCTTTTGTTGAGTCGTATTTATAAGATTTTTTGAATCTTCCAGCTAGGAAGTTTTTCTCGATTTCAACTAAACTTCCCAATAAAAACTTATGATCCCAAATAAAAGGTACGATAACAGGTTCTGCTCTATATAATGTTTTATAAAACCCAACATTTGTTTCATGTTGTTGTGGTACATACCAAACTTCGTCGAATTCTTTTTCAAACTCAAAATAAGTATTACCCTCCTTGAACAACATTTCCTCAACGGCTAATACATAATTATTACCACATCTATACCCGATAACTTTTTTATCTGGGTGATTTTGGAAATACTCCATGTACTTTTGTTCAACTTGTGAACCCATACAAATTAATAAGTCAATTTCTTCGTGTTTGTCCTTTAATGACGCAATATTAACATCTTTAAACGCATGTGGTTTTTCGGTTAAGTCTAAATTCGTTGTGTTTAATATCCAAACATCATAATTCTTAACAGAATGTGATAAAAGTTTATATAAAAATAAAACATTTTGTTTCATTCCATTTGTCCAGATTGATTCATCCGTTGATTTTAATCCGATCGTAATTCCAATTTTTAACTTCTTCATGATATAATAATAATTTTATTTTGTTATAGATAAATATTTATAAATTAAAAAGGTGGAAGAAAAAATACATGAACTTCATATAAATAAGATAATTCAAGAATATTCTTATCTTAAATCGGATGAAGAATTCAAAAAAGAAGTTATTTCAACAAAACAATCCGAATTCTTAAAAATCATAAATCAAACACTACAAACATTTTCCCCCGATCAAATAAGGAAACATGATGATACCCAACCACCACCGGTGATAAATAAAAAAAAGGGTATTGATATTGATGAAATCCCACACAATACAAAAATTAAGGCTAAAAATGTATATCGTGATATTGTAA